CTATATGAGATTCCAATATAAAACCGGCAGCAACCGGCAATAATCCATATACGGGATATTGTCGGTACTGTCAATCAGCTCATTTATATAATCTTCTTCTTGCATATTAAGATATTATGTATCCACAAACATTTTTTTCATTTCGAGTATGTCTTCCGCTTTTATTGTCACCTTTCCCAATTCACCGACAAGCATGTCTAACAGCGGATTATGAGGAAGATTCAGCACAAATTCACCCTTACCTACGGTAATGGGAATAATCCCAATTTCATATTCCTGCACATCCATTTCCTTGAATAAGTCAATAAGCATGTCGATGGCGGCATCTGTGTCAATCACTCCATTTTCATCCCCCACGAAAAGCATGATACGCTCCACCATGCTGTTTATTTTTAAATCTTCTTTCGCAAGGTAATTGTAAAGTCCCCGCTTTAGTATGACCCTTGTTTGTGGTTTCTTTGGAAACAGGGCATCAATCTTACTCCCAGTCCAATTTTTTATGGCTTCTTTTATTCCCTCTTTCAATTTTATAACATCCGATGTTTCCATGATTATTTCTTTTTAGGTTTCCCGTTTTTCATATCGATGAACTCCTGCCAGGTCATGTCACTGTGTTCCGTCATATACTCCCGGAACAGCGCGTCCCTTTTGGCTGTTTCTTCCTTGGCAGCCCTTGACATCCTCTTCACGAACGAAAGTTGTTGTTCCAAGATGGCTTTCCCTTCCGGTGACGATTCTATCCGTCCCTTGACAAGCATAAGGATTTCAGCGTTTACCATTTCCTGAATGGCCACACTGTTTTCATAATATTCTTTGTTGTTCACCAATACAGATTTTTCCTGCTCGTTAAGAGAAGATACAATCTTGTCTATCTCATCCCATAACGGCGTGGATGTCCTTTGATGCCCGGGAACGGGTTGAACAGGCATATTCCTTAACTCTTGCAATTTCTGTGCATACATTTCATTCTGCCGTTCAAGTTGTTCCAAACTCGGCCGGTTCCCTAATAACGGGTCATTTTCAAACATTCCCATGATAATATCTTTGTTAGTGGTTTTTAATGGAAAGTGGTATCGCCCCCGAAGGGGCTTTACCACTAACGCTTCTTCCTGCGTGCCGGTTTTACGCCGTCGGTGCTGTGCCCTGCCTGCGTGCGCAATCGCATCCGAAAGGGTTTGCACCCTCCAATACCGTTGTTGTCGGTGTGCTCGGCAAACCTACCACACCATAAATGGCACGACAAGTCTTACGGTCTGTATAACACATGCTTTCTTTCAAAACGCCTTCCAATCCCATTTGGATAATCTTGTTTTGATAAAGGTTGGCGATTTCCATGCCATACACTTTCTTATCCAATTCACAGAACTTCTCCGAGTAACGCTCGTTGATCGTGTCATACAAGTCTCTCTGTCCCTTGTACAGTCCGAATGCGGCCGTATTCAGTTTTTCGCTCATGTGGTCATACAGGTCACGGGAAGCCTTATAGTTTCCAAAGTCTCCTTCCACTTGAGACTTCCACAGGCCAAACTTTTCAGCCACGTCCGTATCCCGGTGGGCATACATCTGTTCCATGGTGTTCACTTTCAGCCCCCAAATGGTGTTGGTTAACGCAATGGCATCCTCACACTCCTTTTCCCATGCCTGAAAGGCTGTAGGAGCCGCACCGGAACGTCCTGCAATGGCATCACTGACGGTGTTGATATTCACGTTTTCAGGCATTCCTCCACCGATTCCCAACCCGCTTCTACGGGATGCACCCCACAAGCCCAAAGCTGTTCCGGCAATACCGAAGCCCAACGCCGTTCCGGCCATACTCTTGGAAGCATACTCTTTCTTGCCGTCCTCGTAGACTTTTTTTTCCACGATTTCTTTCTTCTCTGTATCCATAATTAAATCTATTTAATCCGGCCAATATTAACCGTATCACAAAAATATGGATACATGGCGAATAAAAAAATCAGTTCTTTCCCAACTCATTCCCGATTCTTTCCCGATATATTCCCATCATTTTCCCGCACCTCACACGCGAAGAAAAATTGGACAGCATATAGTTTACCGCGCGTTTCGTCTTGTGCACCAATAATGCAATCCGGGAAGGGTAGAAGCCCTCCTTGGAAAGGAAATACACGAGAAGGTAACGCGCATCAACCACCTCCGTTTCCTTGCTTCCCGACAATATGATTCTTGGTGAAATCTCCGTTTCCCTGCTGACAACCTGAATAATCTCATTAAAAATATCTTCCTTGCACATACAAAATCCGATTTTTATTCATATCTTTGTCATACCACATGACAAGGCGTTTATATACAACGATAGCTCGCGATGAAGACATAAAGCCCTCAACGCGCGAGCTATTTTCGCGTCTTGTCATGTGGTAATGCAAGGAACGTTGGGGGCTTTTTTATACTCCCGTCCCCGAAGGAGTAAACATTACTTTTTCAGCCTGTACACAAACCTCCCGAATCCTATAAGGATGCAAACGACCACGGCCACGAGCGCAAAGCCCCCATAGTGCAGCTTCGTTTCCTCCCACCTCGAAAGCTTCCGCTCCACAGGATAAGGCACGCCAACGCTGTCCGTCCTCACCGACACCAACGTGTCCCTCACCACGCGCTCCCTCCAGTGCGTCCGGTACTTGTATTCCGTCCTATACACCGTGTCCCTCTCCGTCCTCAATTCCACGTGAATCGAATCCTTCAAGTAAACACTGTCCACAGACCACCGCGCACCATGCACGCTGTCTATCCTCACCGTCTCCACCGGCACGTACTGCACCCGTGCACATCCGCACACGGCAAACAACGACAGCCCCACCACGAGCCAGAACACCGGCACCATCAGCCAAGGCCAGAACACTTTAAAAAATCTATTCATTCCTACTTCTTTTTGTGGCAACGAAAAAGCGGCAACCCCGACTTGTTTATGTGGGATTGCCGCTTGATTAATGAAATGGTTTCGTGTGGCTTGGTTACTATTCTCCTGATGCAAAATGATAGCCCGTTGAAACCTACCTTGTGAGCCACGCAAACACGTAGCCTTTCAATTCCAAGGGGCTATCTTTTGGGATGGAATAAATATTTTGCGACAAAATTGAATATCCCTATCACATTGGCCAACGATGTGGTAAGTAGGGTAATAAGTACACTGTCTGACAGTAAGATTGTCCTACGTCCACTTAAATATACGATGACCAAAGAAGCTAACATATACAAACACATGAATCCAAATATCACGTAACTGAATATTTTCCGTTGCTCACGGTCTTGTTTAAGTCCCTCTATTTCCTCCCTTTGGCGGTCTATCTGTGCACGCAGGTAGTCTATTGTCAGTTCATTGGACGTTTGTTCCAACAAATTCACCTGTGATTCTTCGGATTCCTCCTTGTCCTTGCCTTCATCAGAAAGGATTCGCATAAGGTCTTCAAACTTTCCTTTCATGAATTGTGTGACTTTAATACAGTTTCAACAAGCTTTTCATAATACAAGGCTGTTACTTCATCCGGAATGGGAACATTTTGTTCTGGTATATAACAAACAGACCATGGCGTGCCCTTCCGGTGCGTCAAAGCGACCATCTCGGCATCCGTAAAATCAAGGTAACGCTTCCATACCATCTCGACAATTTTCTTTGCCTTGTCACCCTCCAACACAGGCTCCGGAAATGAAATCGTACAATTCTTTTCGTCCCAATCCATCACAACGGCCTTTTCTGTTATAGGGCCGGCTTTGTATTGCTTGAAAGAATGGTAGACGGATGGAATTACAGGCCCGTATTTCCATGCCTCCACCTTGTCAAAACGGTTGTCAAGCAAAGATTCTTTGTTTATCGCCAAAGAGAATCCGTGAGCTATATAGACACGTTTCATCAAACCTAATTGCGTCAGGTTCTTATTCTCCTTTTTTGCTAAATCAATGAGATAATTAGCCACAGAAAGTGCATTATCTTTCATATTTTAACATTTGAATAGGACAAAAATAGAGTAAATTGTCCATCTTTCCAAGTTTGTTAAGCCTTATTTGTCTTCATTAACTGCAATCCCACCAAGTCAAAGATCGCTTCCCCGCCACCGGGTTAATAATCATTCATTCACATCGCCAACGCCCGTGCCAACATCCAGACACCAAAAGCCAACACGAGGAAGACCAACCAAGGCGGCAAACCCTTCCCGTCGCCCCCTCCGCCGTCGTCAAGCATCGGCCAGTATTCATCACTCGTTCCCATGTTCACGCGATATTAAAGAACCTGTCAGCCTCCCATTTCCTGCGCTTCACCAGTCCGTCAAGCTTCCGCTTCTTCCCGGCCACCGTGGCATACACCCACCTCATGAACTCCGCACGCACCTCCGCATCCGGCGCGCAAGCCCGTATTTTCTTCAAAAGTGTGGAACCGGCCAACGCGTCGCACCCAAGGTTGTACGCGAAGTCCACCAATGCGTCGAACTTGTTCTGCCGCTCCGTCACGCCTAATTTGTCCACGAATGCCTCATATTCTGCCAAGTCGCGCCTGAGCTGCCGTTCCGCTTCGCCCTCCGTCATCTTGTCGCCGCGCTTCACGCCAACCGTATGTCCGTAGCCTATCGTCCACACGCCCGCCGGGCACTTGTAAGCCGTGCCACGGAAACCCTCGAATCTCTTTATCGCCTCAATCAATGTGTTGCTCGCTTTCATGTCATCCTATATTTAATTCATTACCAATATTTTTTTCCTTGCGCAGGCATCCTCCCACACAATAAACAGCCAAGAAGAAACAAAACAAGCAGCAATCGTAAATAAAACTATCAACATTCCCATCTTTATCTCCTTTTTTTGTTTAACTTTGCCACCGCCTCCCGTGAGGGACGCTTGAAGAACTAACATGTTTTTCATGGTATAAAGTTTTTAAATGGAGGGGAGGCGGCGTGCCTCCCCGTTTTCATGACCCGCTTCCCTTAAGTGCTTCTATTTCATCCCTTAATGCAGAAATTTCCGATTTTATGGCCTCAATTTTATCATTTAGTTCTTTTCCCATTGCGGCGGATAGCGGCTTGTCTGTGCTGCTATTAGTGAGTGTATTATTAACATCTGCAACTCTCACTAAAGAGTCCTGTTGTATTAGGTTAATAGAATACCCACTACCAGTTGAATAATGTATTTAGAAGCGTAGAACAACCAAAAACAACCAGAAATACTCAAGCGTAAATCTTTATCTATCAGCATATTCTAAAAATTAACACTTTTCGGCTGCTTTTTGATGCTTCCCAAATTTCCACATATTTTTGAGACGTATTTCTGACGTGGAGAATTTGTGGAGCTTGTTTTTTGTCACATCATGCAGACAGTTCACAAGGGTTTACAACCGTTTACGACAAGCGACAGCAACCGTTCCTTCTTGCAGCGATGGTAACATCGTGCAGAAAGGCGACAACGGTTGACTTCCGTTTACTTCCATTCACCATTTCAGGGATACACGATTAAAGGAATGAACCAGTAAACGATAAAGCAGCATGAAAACAACCAGAAAATGCAGTTTTTGCGGCAAGTCATTTGTAACCCGGAGCGGGGTACAGAAATATTGCAGCGAGGCTTGTCAGGCGGAAGCCAAACGAGCCAGAACGGAACAGAAAAACAATCTTTTCAAAGTCGCCCAACCCTTGATGGAGATACAGCATCAGGAGTATCTCACCTTTTCCAAAGCAGCCACGCTCATGGGCTGTTCCCGGCAGTATGTTTACAAACTTGTAGCCCTCGGCAAGCTGAAAGCCTCACGCATCAGCAACCGCATGGCATTCATCCGCAAGGCAGACATCGAGCGGATGCTGGAGGGCAACCCTTACCATCGTGTCCTGCCCGGCTGCACTTCCACACCGAAAAAAGCCGCTTCATCTTCTTTGCCTGCCAAAAGAGAAAAGAGGGAAAAGGATATAGATGAAGTAATGGACTTCTATTCAGGTGAGAATGTGATGTCGCTCTTCAAGGTCAAGCAGTCGTGGCTCTATACCACCGCCAAGCGTAACCGCATCCCCATCTGCCGCATCGCTGGGAAGAACTATTACAGCAAGAAGCATGTTGACGAGTTTTTCGGTGTGGCTGTAGATACAAGCAATATCACTGACTGGCTCCTGATTGAAGAAGCGGAAGAACTGTTCGGCATGAAGCCGACCGCACTCCGGGCATACGCCCACCGCCACAAGATACCGACCAAAAGAGAATACGGGCGCACCTACTACTCCAAATCCCATTTGGATGAACTCCGCAGGACAGACCTCATAAACGATGAACGCTACTACACCGTGGAACAAGTCCGGCAGATTTACGGGCTTTCCTCAGCCAACATCAGCCATATCGTCAAGGTGAAGCGCATCGAAAAGATAAAGGTCGGAGTGAAAAACCTGCTTTTGCGCTCCGATGTGGAGCGTGTCATGGCTGAAAGGGAGAAACAACCGTGAGCAACCGACATTTCCGGAAAATTATTTCAAAATGATTGCCGTGGAGGTATTCACGGTTGTTTCACGTTGTTCCTTTGTCACCGTAAACACGGGGACACCTCCGAAAATGTACAACCAGTTAAAACAACATCATTATGAGCAAATGCAAGACAGTTACCTTGCGCAAGCGCAAGATTAAGAACGGTACACAGTATTCGCTGTGTCTGGACTATTATCCCGGCTATCGTGACAACACCACCATGAAAGTGATTACACGTGAAGCTCTGGGAATTTACATTTTCGCCAAACCCGCCAATCAGCAGGAGCGTGACTTCAACGCACGCATGATGAAAAAGGCGGAGATACTTCGCAACAGGCGTTACGAAGCCATCTTCAACGAAAATAACGGCTTCTTTGACAAAGCCAGGATGAAAGGGGATTTCCTCGCCTACTTCAAGGAGCTGGCAGAGAGGAAGAATATCAAGTGGCAGCACGTTTACAAGCACTTCGAGCGGTTCGTGAACGGCAAATGTACCTTTGAGGAGGTGGACGTGGACTTGTGCCGCAAGTTTATGGAATACCTGCTTAACGCACCCCAATCCATACACACCAACCAAAAACTGCATGTCAATTCTGCGGCAGGCTACTGGTCGGCTTTCCGTGCGGTACTTCACACCGCCTACCGGGACAGGAAGATAAAGGAGAACCCAAACGGATTCTTAGACCGCATCGAGTGTATTCCCACCATGAGGGAACATCTGAGCCAAGAGGAACTGATATGGCTTGCCGAAACCCCTTGCGAGGAAGATGTCTTGAAAAGGGCTTTTCTTTTCGCCTGCCTGACCGGACTGCGGAAGAGCGACATCAGGCAGCTCACTTGGCAGCAGATACAGCCGTACACCAACGGTAAGATGTTTGTGACCACCCGTATGCAGAAGACGAAGCAGATTGTACACAACCCCATCAGTGATGAAGCCTACGGGCTGCTCGGAGAACGGTGCGAGGGGCTTATCTTTGACGGATTCAAGGACAAGATGCTTCAAGGACCGCTCAAACGCTGGCTCTTGGCGGCAGGCATTACCAAGAAGATAACCTTTCACTGCACCCGGCATTCATTCGGAAGCCTGCACGTGGAAATGGGTACGGACATGGCTGTCATACAAGCCTATATGGGACACAAGAACATTACCACCACACAGATTTATTCCAAGATGGCGGCACAGCAGATGTGCGAGGTCGTGGACAAGATAACCCTGAAACGCAAGGAGACATAAGGCATCCTCAAAGTCCGGGATATTCATAGGGAGCGGTTATTGCGTGGAGCTTTAACCGCTCCCTATGTTTTTTACCCACCATTCCTTAAAAAGTCCTTAAAGTACGATAATCGGGTACGATTTCGGACATTTGGTGAAAAACATTGAAAAAGAAACCACTAACCAAGGATAATGAGCAATAATTGGAAGAAGACTATTAAATTTGCGAAAACAGCAACAAGTAACAACCGAATAAGACAAGAAACATGGAACCGTCCGTAAAAGACAAACATATCATTTGGGGATTTGTCGGCTTTGCCATCCTCCTAATATCTTCCATAGCGACACTGGTTGTCGCAGATAAATTCAATCAGGACAACTTTGTGCGTCTGATAGTCTTTGTATGCAGCAACCTCCTTGGCTGGCTGCTCTATTTCTCTTTCCAGACAGTCATTTTCGACACATACGAAATCTACCGAATCAAGTTCGGCAAGAAAAAGACACCTGTCGAAATTGCAGAAGTTCGGGAAGACCAGCCCCAAGATGCACACAAGCCTGTACCCCCGGCATCAATGTCGACAGGAGGGGAAGCAGCCCCGGATATAAGACCGACAGAGATTGCCATATCTCCGGAACTTCACGAGAAAAACCGTGCCGACTACGAGGACAGGGAGCAGCGGGAAAATGAAGAGCGCATCGCTATGGTCATGGAATACATCCATTTCATTATGCCCCGAATTGCCGACAAGGAGACCGTGAACCACATCTGTGGTGAGGTCAACAACTGGATGCGGCTTCACAGTTACAAGCCCAAGCCAATAAAAGGACGGCTGACCAAAGACATTTCAAACATTCCGCTCCGGCATTTCGTGTGGAATATCTCCGAGCGTTTCATGTACAAGAAATACTACACGGGGGACAACCGTGCCCGCTTCATCAGCACCCTTTTTCCACGGGAGTTTGCCGATACGGACATAGCGACCATCAAGAACTTCAAGGTAGAGCCGTTAAAGACACTGATTCCCATTGACGAGCCGGAAAACGGCAGACTGGATTTCCATTATCCGGCAGATTATGTACGGAAATAGTATAACCAGCCTTTCCATAACCAATAATCGTAAGTATTCAACAACAGATAACTATCTGTTCTACACCGCTTCCCGAATAATTTTGCCCGTCATTCACGGTTGGGCATCATTATTCGGGAATTATTTTGCAATGACCATTCGTGGAAGTATTCACAGCTGTATCATTCCAGTCCTTTGCGCCAAGCCTTACAAAAGAGGCGACTACGCAAATGGAAAAAACAGTGATTACATTCAACGACCTCCCGGAGGTCGTGGCTCAGCTTCGGGACGAGGTGATGAGCCTGAGAAACCTGCTTACCGAGCAGCGCAGTGTGAACAATGCAAAGGCGGTGGACACCCATGTCCCCATGTCAGTGGAAGAGGCGGCGGAATATCTGGGCATTCCCAAAGGCACGCTCTACATGAAGCTGTCAGAGGGAAGCATTCCCGCCACCAAACCCGGCAAACGATATTGCCTTTACAGGGACGAACTGGACAAATGGCTGGAATCCTCCCGTAAGAATCCCGTACCCCTGTCCGATGAGGAACTGAGCGAATCCTTATCTTCCTCCCACCGCCGCAAACCCGCTCCACGTAATTGGTAAACGTCATGGAAGAGGACAAGAATTATATCAGTCTGATACATGGCGACCTGACGAGGGCGACCCAAGTGCAGCACGGAATGCCGGACAGCATCGGTGTAATGAGTATCAAGACCGCCAACCGGACGATACTTGAAGCATCGCTGTTGCCCACGCCCCGTGCGCTGTGGGACAGTTTCTGGTATGAGGGGGAACTGTCCTGCCTCTTTGCGGATTCCAATGTGGGCAAGTCCATCCTTGCTGTGCAGATAGCCGACCGTATCGCCCGGACGGACAATGTGCTGTATCTGGATTTTGAACTGTCCGAAAAGCAGTTCCAGCTCCGCTATACCAACGAGCATGGGAAGCCCTACACCTTTCCCGAAAGGCTGTACCGGGTTTCGCTTGACTGCAATTCGTTGCTGGAAGCCGATTTCGAGGAAGCCATCATGGGAGGTATCGAACAGATGGCTCTGCAAACCGGGTGCAAGATTTTCATCGTTGACAATCTTACCTATCTGTGCTGTGCTATGGAGAAGGGCGATGCGGCAGGACGGCTGATGATACAGCTCAACAACCTCAAAAAGAAATACGGGTTGTCCGTCCTTGTGCTGGCGCATACGCCAAAACGCTCTTTGGACTGCCCCATCACGTCCAACGACCTTGCCGGCAGCAAACGGCTCTACAATTTCTTTGACAGCGTGTTCGCCATCGGGAAGAGTGCGCAGGATGGAGAGCTTCGCTATGTAAAACAGCTCAAAGTCCGATATGGGACATTCTCCCACGATGCGGACAATGTAATCATCTATGAGATTGAGAAGGTGGACGCTTTCCTGCAATTTGTGTTCAGGGGCTATTCAACGGAAAAAGAACACCTGAAAAAACTTGGCGACAATGAATCCAGCCAGAGGGACTGCCAAATATTACAATTGTCCCGGTCGGGAAAGTCCGTCAGGGAAATAGCCTCACAGGTAAATTGCGGAAAATCCACTGTCAGCCGGATAATCCAGCGCAACAGGAAAGTGGAGGAATCTACTGTTCCAAGTGTCCCGCTGTCCCAACCCGGAGGAAACGGGACGGTGGGACAATATGGGACAGGTGGGACAACGGAGGAAACAAGGCAGACGGAGTTGTTTATCGGTCAGGAAAGAGAGGAGGACAAGCCATGAAACAACCTGTACATATCTGTATGAAGGATAACCGCCTTGTTTATCAGAACGGTAATAGTACAAGCGGGAATCTGATTTCCCAAAGTGTCCCAAGGTGTCCCACTGTCCCGACCCACAGGACGTGGGACAATGGGACAGGACGGTAATAATTTCATTGAAAAATAGAGGAGGCAAGCAATGGGTAATTATACATTACAGAAATATAAAGGAACGGCAACACGGCATACCTGCCCCAGCTGCGGGGACAAGCGTTCTTTCACATACTATGTGGATGAAAGCGGTACGCCCCTGCACCCGTCTGTCGGCAGGTGCAACCATGAAAGTAGCTGCGGGTATCATTACACTCCAAAGGAGTATTTCCATGACCACCCCGAATGCCGTACTGCCAACGGTTTATCTTTTGGCAGGCAGAGGTCAGAACGGAAGTCTGTGCAGATACCACCACAAGCAACCATAGGCTGCATACCGCCAAAGTATGTGGAGAGGTCGCAAAGCGTGCATAGCAATTTTTTCCGCTTCATTTCATCGCTCCTTGGTTCCTATTACGGCAGCACGGCAAAGGAAGTGTTGAAGAGGTTGCTGGAAGAGTACCGTTTGGGAGCTACCCGTGACGGGGCTGTCATCTTCTGGCAGATAGACCGCACAGGCAGGGTACGCACGGGCAAGGTGATGCAGTACAATCCCAATGACGGACACCGTGTCAAGGACGGACAGGCATCGGCAGTGGACTGGATACACAGCCTGCTTAAAAGGCGGCATGAGCTGGCAGAGGAATGGCAACTGTCCCAATGCTTGTTCGGTGAACACCTGCTGGGCACTTATCCTGACAAGGTCGTGGTCTTGGTGGAATCTGAAAAGAGTGCCGTTATCGGCTCTGCCATCTTCCCCGGCTATGTATGGCTGGCGACAGGCGGCAAGAGCCAGTTGGGAGAGGAAAAGCTCCGTGTGCTGACCGGGCGCACCGTGCTCTTCTTTCCCGATGCGGACGGATATGAGGAATGGAAACAGCGTGCCGAAAACATGACTTTTTGCAAGACGGTCGTGTCCGACATCATTGAGAAGAATGCCACCCCGGAACAGAAAGCGGCACACATAGACATAGCCGACTGGATTGTCTTCCAGATACGGGAAAGCAAAATAAATTGTACAGCCGACCACTTGGTGGAGGCGGAAAGAATCCTCTGCCGGATGATAGAAAAGAATCCCGTCCTGCAAAAGCTGATAGATGATTTTGACCTCGTACTGGTCGGTGCATCCCCAATCGGCAGCAGCGGCGAAAACCCTCCATAACGGAGAAGAATGGAAGCCGTAGGCTGTGGGTAAAAGACAATGGCTTGCCATTGATATAGCCCACTATAACTACACGCTCCGCTTTCGTAGTTGTGGGCTCTCCCGAGGGGATTAAGGCTTTGCCCTAATAACCCACTCAGGGCGTTTCACCCCTAAGAACCCAGAGCAAAGAGTGACCCTCTCTTTGCAATCTTCGCTTATGGGTTGCACCCCTAAGAACCCCGTGCGGTTATGAGCGGACAGCAATAAGTTTAATCAACAACCCAAATCAAATTTTGAGAATATGGCTACAAAAAGCAGCATACACATCAAGCCTTGCAAGACCTCGTCAAGCGAGGCTCATAACCGAAGGACTGCCGAGTATATGCGCAATATCGGCAAGTCCAAAATCTACATCGTGCCCGAACTCACTGCCAATAATGAGCAGTGGATAAATCCCGGCTTCGGCAATCCCGACCTGCAGGCGCACTATGACTACATCAAGCAGATGGTCAAGGAAAAGACAGGTCGTGCCATGCAGGAAAAGGAGCGTGAACGCAAGAGAAAGAACGGAAAGATAATCAAGGTGGCGGGATGCTCGCCAATCCGTGAGGGCGTGTTGCTCATCCGACCGGACACGACACTGGCAGACGTGCACAAGTTTGGCGAGGAATGCCAAAGACGTTGGGGCATCACACCGCTCCAAATCTTCCTGCACAAAGACGAGGGGCATTGGCTGGGCGGACAACCCACCCAAGAAGACAAAGAAAGTTTCAAGGTGGGCGAAAAATGGTTCAAGCCAAATTACCATGCGCATATCGTGTTCGACTGGATGAACCATGACACAGGCAAGAGCCGCAAGCTCAATGACGAGGATATGACCGAAATGCAAAGTCTGGCATCCGACATTCTCCTGATGGAGCGTGGGCAGTCAAAGGCTGTTACAGGCAAGATACATTTAGAGCGAAACGATTTCATCATTGAGAAGCAGAAAGAGGAAATGAAGCGTCTTGACGCTACAAGGCAGTACAGGGAGCATCAGTTGGAAATAGCGAATAAGAAAATGCAGGAAACGGAAACCATAACCAACGCCCTTATCGAAAAGGCAAATGAAAAGGAACGGCAGAGTGAATACCTTGACAGGGCTATCAGCGAGAAACGCTCCAAGCTGAACAGGGAAAAAGGGAGCGAACTTCTGAATGCCGCTGTCGGCTGGGCTACCGGGAAATCGAAAGCCCTGAAAAATGAAATAGAGGATTTGCGCAGCGAAATTTCCACGCACGAGGAAACCATTGAGCGGTTACAGGATAAAATCCAGACCATACAGAGTGACCACCACCGGGAACTGATGAAACTGGAAAGTAGGCATCAATCAGAGTTGAGCCGCAAGGAAGCAGAACATGCACAGGAAACCACAAGGCTTAAAAACCGGATTGCATGGCAAAGCCATATCATCGGCTGCCTCAGTTTCCTGCTGCTAAAAACAAACGACATCTTCCGCAAGGCTGTTCACTGTATTGTTCATTTTGCCCGTGATTATTACAAGCCCCGTTTTGATACGGAACAGGTGTCGGACATCAAAAGTGCCCTTAACCTGTTTGGGGAGGACAGGCAATCACATCGGGCGGCAGGTGATTTCCTGTATTTCACAGCCAAGCAAAAGGGCGGGTTTGACAATCGGGAGCAAATCAAAGCCAGACGGGAAGTAGATAATGTGGTAGAGGGACATTATGACCAACAGCAGAAAAGAGGTTTTTCTATGAGAAGATAATTCTCTTAATTTGTATAATAACTTTTTGCAATAAGAATAGCCTAATAGAGTTTTAGGATTCCATTAGGCTATCTTGTTCTATTTTACGCTAACTTTCGTCATCTGAATCCGCATAAAGTTCGCATTGACGGATAACGGTTTCGAGGGCTGCTTCTTGTTCTTCAGGCGGGTACTTGTACTTTTTGAGCAATCGTTTTACCAGAGAGCGCATCTTGGCACGAGCTGATTCTTTCTGTCGCCAATCAATGGTTTTACTACTGCGTAAGGCTTCAGTCAATTCCTTTGCCATAGCAACAAGTTGGTCGTTTTCATAGAAATCCCGTACAGCTTGCGGTTTTGTCAAGGCATCATAAAAAGCTTGTTCTTCTTCGGTCAGCCCCAATTCAGACGCTTGTTCTGCATTAGCTTTCAACTCTTGTGCCATTTTAAGGAGTTCCTTGATAACTTCCTCGTTGGAAATCAATCCACGCAAATATTCGGCAAGACGGGCATCGAGCATTTCGCTGAATTTCTCGGCTTCAACCATTCTCTTTTTAGCGTGCTTTTTTATATGCTCTTCAAGCAAGCGTTTGAGCAGTTCGAGTGCAAAGTTTTTCTCTTTCATCTCGGCAATTTCTTTCAGGAAATTCTCATCAAAAAGAGAAAATTCAGAGCCTTTGGTATTGAGTATTTCCACCACGCCATCTGCTTTGATTGCGACTTTGAGCAACTGCGTAATACGCTCATCTATGATTTTTCGAGTAATCTGCTTATTCCCGGAAAGACGTGACAGTAATGTCCTTACAGCTTCAAAATATGCCTCTTCAAAACGCTCAGCAGGAGTCAGCAAACTGCGACAAAGTGAAGCCGCTTGCGACAAACGCTTGCTTTCTTCCATAAAGACTTTTTGAGCTTCAGAAGAAACTTTATCTTGAGCAGCAGGTTCTGATGGGACAAGATTATTCTTATCAAGTAACACATTTACACCACCTCTAATGAGGTTGGCTCGTTGCAGATTTGAACAATCAGAAAAAGCAGAATAATCATAGCCGTTCAGACATTCCCGACATCGCTTTAAAGCTGAAACAAACTGCTGATAAGCGGTTGTCTTGATATTTGGGTCTCCGAAGCGTTTTTTGTCGCGTCCTGTATAATCGTGCATGGCTTTTTTCAGAGCTTTGGCAATACCGATATAATCCACCACCAAACCGCCGCTTTTTTCAGGAAATACACGGTTTACCCGAGCGATAGCCTGCATCAGATTATGTCCTTTCATCGGCTTGTAAACATACATTGTTGCAAGCGAGGGCACATCAAATCCCGTGAGCCACATATCCACGACAATAGCGATTTTCAGGGATGAGTTGTTATCCTTAAACTGGCGAGCCAGCTCCTCCTTCCTTGCGCCCGAGCCGATAATATCGTTCCATTCTACGGGGTCTTGGTTTCCTTGCGTCATAACCACAGCGATAATCTCTTTCCACTGTGGACGAAGTTCTATCAGTTTTTTATAGATGTCTATCCCGGTGGCTCGGTCAATCGCTACAATCATGGCTTTTCCTGTAAGCAGGTCGGCACGGTTATTCTCGTAATGGTCTATGATGTCCTTGCATAATGTGTCAATAGTCTGCGGGGCTGAAAGCAGGGCATGAAGCCGTGCATTTTCATCCTTGGAGCGTTTAATGTCCTGCTCCTCCGCCCCCTCTTCAGCAAGTTTGTCATACTCGCTGTCAAGCAATCTGAGTGTGTCATCATCCAAATCCAATTTCAGCAGGCGGCTTTCATAATAGACAGGAACAGTTGCCCCATCTTCCACAGCTTGGGTCATATCGTAAATGTCGATATAGTTGCCGAAAACCTCCCTTGTATCGTTATCGTCTTGTTCGATGGGAGTACCCGTAAAGCCGATAAATGCGGCATGAGGCAAAAGTTTACGCACAATAGCTGCAAAACCGAGTTTCAACTCTCCTGTTTCAGTATCTATTTTTGTTTTGGTGTTTGATTGTGTACGGTGGGCTTCATCACTAATCACAATCACATCAGAACGGTTGGTGATTAATTTTTCACGGTCTTTGAATTTCTGGATATTGGCAAAGATAATACCGTGACTTTTACGCTTTTCAAGCAATTCATATAAATGTTCTCCATCGGTAGCCTTGACAGGCTTTTGACGTAAATAATCGCTGCAAGCTGCAAAGGTACTGTGCAGTTGATCATTCAAGTCAAGACGGTCAGTTAGTACAAGCAGGGTTGCACTCAACAGATTCTTTAAAAGCTGGTGGGCATAGAACACCATCGAAAGACTTTTACCTGAGCCCTGTGTATGCCAAAATACACCGATTTTTCCGTCTTTACGTTGCAGGGCTTGCTTGGTACATTCGAGAGCTTTCTTTACAGCAAAATATTGATGATAGCCTGCAAGAATACGGGCTTTTTTATCCACTCCCATCGTGAGAGTAAAATCAGCAATAATATCAATGAAACGATGTTTGACAAAGATACCATTGAAGAAAGTTTCAAAATCGGCAAATGCCGTGCTTTCATAACTTCCGTCTGTGGTTTTCCACTCCATATATCGGTCGAGTGGTGCAGTAATCGTACCCACCCGAGTGTCTGCCATATCACTTATTACGAGCATTTGACAAACAGTAAAGAGCTGTGGAACAATACGCATATAGTTTTGCAACTGTTGGTGGGCTTCCTCCGAATTAGTAACTTCACGAGAAGGAGACTTCAATTCAAAGACGGAGACAGGCAAACCGTTGATGAATACCACGATGTCAGCACGTTTGGTAGATTTGCCATTTACTACAGTCCATTGATTAGCTACAACAAAAGAGTTATTGTCTATATGGTCAGGGTTCGTTTCGATTATCTTGATATGGTCGCTGCGTAATGTGCCTTGAGCAGTCTTAAAAGTCACATCCAAACCGTTTTGTATCCAATCGGTAAGAGTAATATTCGCACCAACCAAAGGTAAACTGAATTGTTCGCGTATTTGACGGATGGCTTCATCTACGGCTGCGGCTTTGTCTGTTCCATTGATGACCAACATTGCCTTACGCAATACTCCCGGTATGGTTGCATCAGTAAGTTCCCGACCTGTTTCGGCTTCAAGTTCCGGACCATAATGATATTCATAGCCCATTCCCTTGAACAATGAGATTATTGATTGCTCATATGAATCTTCTGTAAAATAGAACGTATTAGGCATAATAGATTGGAATTAAATTATCATTTATACGGCGGTTCAACTCGATTTTGCTATCAAGTGAAGAAAGAATTGAAGCTATCTTTTCTTGCGTTTCCAAATCTGGTACTTCAACCTCATAGTTGGAGAATGAACTTTTATTTATAATAGGTACGGCAGTGGAAGTTTTACTAAGATAATTCAATTCCTTACCGACCAATGTCATGAGATAATACACAAAATCAGCATCAAACCGCCGATTGGGGATAATAGAATTAAACTGTTGGTTGGTTATAGTTGGTTCTGATGTCATTACGACCTTACCCAAATCAGTACCAATACAACTTACGCACACAGAGTGCGGAGGGAGCAAACAATTTTTCACTTCGTTCAATCCTTGTTCTGTAAGGGTCTTACCTGTTTTAGGAACGGACTTATAAGATAAGTCATCTGATGGGGTAAGAAAAGGAATATCACCGCCATAGTTTTCAACAATAGATGTTCTGGGAGTTTTCCCAGTAACAACTTTGCCAATATCTGATATGTGTATTTTCTTTAGCTCCATAAATGAGAATTTAGCAATTAAATTCGTTAATTTTTAGCTCGCCAGACATCAGCTTCGGGAGAAGCGAATCTCGCAAAGAAATGAATTTTTCATTTTGATCCGTATTCTTTATCATAACCTCTTTCATTTTCAAATAGAGGTTATTAAACTCAACTACAACATCAGATGTTGGGTATATTATTTTTATAAGCGACAAATCATTATAGCCGAGCGATTGTCTGACTCCACCAATAGCTCTTAAAGCAACTTCGTCTTTGAACATAGCTGTTCTTTTGAAAAAGTCGAAGAAATACTGGTAATTAGGTTCACACTCAAAAACGACATAGACTGGGCTAACACAACCCACAAAGTCGAAAGTATTTAACCCGATTGAGCCAATGTTAATACGAGCTGGATTATAAGCAAATGATAAAGGGTTGACAATTAGATATTTTGATAAGTCTTTGCTAAATACTTGTTTGGTGAAGTATTCTTCTGACAATACCAATTCTCCTGAATTTATAGGAGACAGCACTGTCACATCTTCACGATTGCCAACCTTTTCTGTTATTTGCTTTGTGACTTCACCTAAGCTAACAACTCTCCAACCTTTGGGTATCAATCCAAGCTCTGAATCTACAAATTCACCGCCTCTGAATGGCTCGAAGTCTACGAACCACGACTTGAACAACGCCTGCGCCTGCTGCTCTAAATTATCATTTATACGGCGGTTCAGTTCAATTTTATCATCGAAGGAGGAAAGAATATCAGCAATACATCTCTGCTCTTCAAGTTTTGGCAATAAAATAGGTATTTCAGCCATTAGCTTTGTGTTAATAGAAGGCATTGTTGCACCAACTGCTATACTCTTAATATATTGCTTAACAGACTCTTTGCAGAAATAGTAATATAAAAATAATGGATGGCAATTATTGCCACATCTAACGCGCAAGCATCTACCAGAAAAAAGCCAATCATTTTCAGCCGAAGTTACATATGAGCATCTATCTACAGAGCCAACGCGACTAAATACTATATCCCCCTCTTGTAGCAAATATTTAGAAAGCCTCTTTTTATCATCATCAGAGACCAATGGCAGATTTTGTTTTGAAAATCGCCTATTCCCTAAGTGCTCAACTGTTACTATAGGAGTTCCAGTCGAAACATAGTCTTCATTATGTAATTGACTGCCAAAAGGACCAGTCCGTACCTCTGCAATATCTGATAATTTATATTCTTCCATAAATGAGAATTTAGCAGTTAGTTTGACCATCCAATTTATCTTCTATCTCTTTGATTGATGGCATTGTACCTTCAACCTTTTCAGGATAGAGCTTTTCAAGCTCATATTCGGATATTCCGAGAGGCTGGCTGCTTGATTCCAGCGCATATTGAGCCAATGTGTTGTTCTTCTGCTTACAAATAAGCAATCCGATTGTGGGATTGTCTCGTCCCTCTTTGCGAAGTAGATGATTACAAGCGACAACGTAACCACCCAACTGACCTGCGTCAGCAAAATCGAATTCTCCGATTTTTACTTCAACTACGACATAGCAAGATAATCTGAGATTATAGAAAAGCAGGTCTATAAATTTTTCCTTCTCAGCTATTTGCAAGCGATACTCTTTGCCTACATAGGCGAATCCGGTACCAAGTTCCAACAAAAAATTAGTGATATTGGTCAGCAGTGTATCTTTCAGTTTGCGTTCATTGTATTTCCCACGCAAACCAGTGAAAGAGAAATCGTAGGGGTCGCGTGTTAATTCCTGTGCCAAATCGCTATCCACATCTGGAAGTGTATTCTTAAAATTTGTCAGAGCCTTACCACTTCGCTCATACAGATTTGTACCCAACATATTCAGCAATATATCTCTACTCCAACCATTTTCCAATGTTTGGCGTACATAGAACAAAGCCTTACTTGAATCATTGGAACATTTGTCTATGATATAGCGGTGATGCCCCCAAGGTATTGAAAACAAATCGGAGTATAATCTTTCCACAAGTTGTGGAAGATTTTCCTTTTCAGATTCTTCCACAACTTGTGGAAGAATTGCAACCTGTTGGTTATAAAGGGTATAAAATCGCTTTGCGTATCGAATTGAAGTTTCGGACAGTCCTTCAACATCAGGCATTTCATGACGCAAGTCACGGCTTAATGTAGCGTAAAACTTACTGCCATACTTGTTATCTGCTTGTTTCTCCTCAATATCTTTACCAAGCTCCCAATAATAGCGCAGCAGTTCTTTATTCACCTTTATTGCTGCCTTGATTTGGCTACCACGATAACGCTTTACAAGCTCATCAACCCATAAAGAGTAATCCTTATCTAATATGCCGATTGATTTATCCATAATTATTTTTCGGTTTCTATTTCATTAATTTTCAACTCACCTGACATTAGCTTTGGTAAAAGTGTGTCACGCACTTTTGCCTGTTTTGCATTTTCAAGGCTGTTAGAAAGTATCGTTTTGATGAAAGGTAGAACTATTTCGCCAAACTTTTTCACATAAGGGCTTTCATTTGAGTATATGGGCAAACATTCAACATCTTTAGTATTAATTCCGGGAATCGCAGCCTTACCTCCAATTGAATTTAATTGGTTCATAATGTATGGTGTTTGCATATAAAAATAAGCAAACACATTATAGCCACAGTCCATTAAGTCCAAAAGAAAAACGTGTTCATTGATATACATTTCATTGAAAGGGAATCCTTCTCCAAAAATAGTGAAATTTGGAATAAAATACCCCGGCTTGCCCCCGTCTTTGTAAATCAATAGTTCATATCCATTAATTTTTCCTTTTTTTATCGTTTGAGCATATTCTTCGGGGATATATTTTGTCTTAGAGTAATCATAATATCCCAGCCCCTTAATGTTTTCTGCTCCAATGCTCGGAACGCCTATCAATGTAGCTCCACCTTTCGGTCTTTTCCCGCTTTCTATATTATGAGGTATATTTTCAATATATGTTATTGGTAGCTCTTTAGGAGTACTCCCCAATACAGAATTGACAAATTCACCGTCCCTGAACGGCTCGAAATCCACAAACCAAGCCTTGAACAACGCCTGTGCCTGCTGCTCTAAATTATCATTTCCGTGTCTATTTTGGAAAAAAGATGTGCTTCTACCATATGTCGAACAATACCACATGCTAATTTATAAATTTACGGTGAGAGAGTTTGACATTATTTTGATTAACCATCGCATAGTGCATGGTGGTGTCAATCTTGACATGACCAAGCAAGCGTTGCACTTGCTCCACAGGCATACCTTTGTCTATAGCCATAGTAGCCAAGGTACGGCGGAACTTATGAGGGTGAACACGTACGATTTTTGCCAAACGACCGATTTTGCGCAAACGGGTTTCCACGCCCGAAATCTCAAGCCGTTTATGCGGTTTTGCCAACGAAACAAAAAGTGCTTTGTTCCGGTCTTTACGAGAAGTCAAATATTGTTGCAAATGAATTTTTGCACGGGCGTTGAAGTAAACAATACGTTCCTTGTTGCCTTTGCCGAAAACAATACATTCGCGCTCGGAAAAATTGATGTCTTCACGATTGAGCTTCACCAGTTCACCCACACGCATACCCGTAGAAGCCAACAAATCAATAATGGCAAGGTCGCGAATTTTGGTACAACTATCCCGTAGCTGTTCGATATTCTCATCACTCAACACCTCTTTCACCTGTGTCCCAGTTTTTACCTTGTGTATCCTGCGGACAGGACTTTTGACAATATAGTCTTCTTCTTCAAGCCAAGCGAAGAATGACGAAAATATCCGACGGATATTATCAATGGTCACTTTGCTTGATTTGTTCTTTCTTTGGAATACAGCGAGGTAGGCTCTGATGTCTTCTGTCGTGTAGTCGGTTATCTTCTTAGGCATCTTTTTGAATAGTTGCCGAATGGTAGAACCGTAGTATTTGATTGTCGGAGTAGTGCAACCCTCCACTTGTTTTGCCGACAGAAATATATCAAGCAAACGGTCGTTAGACGCTGCATTTTCGTGCAGGGTCTCGCCATCCTCTGTAATAGTGTATTTGCTTACAACTTGAAGCAACACACTATTAAGGTGAGCTACTTGTTCAAAACTTAATACTTCTGCCATTGCGGTGCTGATTTCCTGAATTAATTTTTCTTTCATATCCTCGTTATTAATGTGAATCTAACGAAGAGTAGAAGTCGTTTCATTTGACGGTAAAACCGATACTTGCCAACCGTTTACGAATTTCATCTTCAAGCGTATGTGATTGGGCAAACAAATCCGAAAGTTCGGAAGTAAGGCGTTCCATCTTTTCTTGGAAAGGTTCTCCGTCTTCCTCCACTTCAGCAATACCGACATAACGTCCGGGAGTAAGAATAAAGTCTTGCTTTTCTATATCTTGAATAGTGGCAATAGCAGAAAAACCTTTTTCAGTTTCAAGCGTCCCGGCACGAAACTGTTCAAAGGTATCTGCTATGCGTGCAATATCATTGCCATGGTCTTCTGTTTCTTCTCCACAAGAAAGTTCACGGTGCGTACGGTCTTTCATATAACCCATGTTACGGGCATCTATAAAAAGCGTTTTGCCCGGTTGTGCCTTCTTCTTTGTCAAGAACCACAGACAACAAGGTATCTGCACATTGTAAAATAATTGCGATGGCATGGCAATAATGCTTTCCACTAAATCGGCTTTGACAATATTTTTACGGATTTCTCCCTCTGTGCCTTGCTGTGATGATAACGAACCGTTAGCAAGAACCAGACCGATACGTCCATTGTCTGCCAAGTGGTATAGCATATGCTGCATCCATGCAAAGTTGGCATTACCCTCCGGTGGTATTCCATATTGCCAGCGTGGGTCATCTCGTAATTGGTCGCCACCCCATTTAGAAATATTGAACGGTGGATTAGCCATTACGAAGTCCGCTTTGAGAAACGGGTGCTTGTCATCGTGGAAAGAATCACCGGAACTATCACCAAAGTTGGCTTCAATACCACAAATGGCAAGGTTCATTTGTGCCAACCTCCACGTGTTGCTGTTGAGTTCCTGCCCATAAACAGATATTTGATTGATATTACCCCGATGTCGTTCGATAAACTTACTACTCTGCACAAACATACCTCCCGAACCACAGGCAGGGTCAAAAATTTTACCCTTGTAAGGTTGGATAACTTCAACTATGGTACGGACAACACAGGAAGGCGTATAGAACTCACCGCCTTTCTTACCTTCTTCGCGGGCAAATTCTCCAAGGAAATACTCATATACACGCCCAAGTACATCGCGAGCTTCAGAACCGGTAAAATGCAGGTTGTTTTCAAATATATCAATTACATTACCCAAGCGGCGTTTATCAAGCTCCGGTCGGGCATAGTTTTTGGGAAGAATACCTTTAAGTTGCTTATTCTCTTTCTCCAATGCTTCCATTGCCGCATCCACAACAACTCCAATTTCAGCAGTAAGTGAGGCTTTAACAATTTTGTCCCAACGGGCATCAACAGGAACAAAAAATATGTTATCGCCAATATATTCATCCGGGTCTTCCTCAAAGCCAGCACCCTCTGCAATCAGTTCATCGTGTTTGACTTTGAAGCAGTCGTTGATATATTTTAGAAAAACAAGTCCGAGTACAACACTTTTATACTCGGCAGCATCAAGGTTGCCACGCAATTCGTTTGCGGAATCCCATAACGTCTGCTCGATGGTTTTCTTTGCTACATCTTTTGTTTTTGCTTTTTTTGCCATGGTCGTATATAAAAGCAAAACTCCATCACTATCCCTGCGAGGCAGACCAAAGCCTATAAGACAGCGAAGGAGTTTCGTATGTTATTTATTCTTATTCTTCAGGTCATTAGCGCAGTTGCTTTTTCAGTCACAAAGGTAATGCCTTTTCGTGGATTTTCTTGCATAATCCAGAAATAACTATTATTTGAACCTCACGTTTCATTAACTTAACATCAATGATGTATTCGACAACAGAGACAAATTACCGACTAATATTATCATAATAAGATTACCAAACATTGCCATACATTGCAGTGAAATAACAGAAATCAGCCTTAGCCCTATGTGTGAAAATCATTCTTTTTTGTCAGTTCGCTTCAAATATTCATTAAGAACTTCTCTTGCATAATAATAGCCTCTTTCTTTGAATCTATTCCATGATATAATCAACAGTATCATTGCAATCGGCCAAAACTGCCATTCGTTATAAAAACGAAAAGCACACAGAGTGTCTGCAATCAATATTGTTGTAAGCATTGTTCGTGCCCAAGCATATTGGGCATTAAAAGCTGGAACTCTACAATCCTCACATCCATTGACTTTTCTCATGGCACATCCGAACATTTTCCGTTCAGAGGCATGTTGGTCATTCAATTCTTTTTTCAACGTTGCTATTGCTTTTTCGGCTTCATAGAATTTAATACGCTTACATCCTGTCCAATTTTGTCCATTCACTAATGTAAGCAGTTTATCTGATGGCATACCATTTATTGTTTTGTAATAAAAGCCTTCAAGCAAGCTTCCGATAGCATTAATAAAATATCCAGCTAAATATCCTAATGCCAGATATACAACACCATCTATTTCTATATTTCCGATAAAAAGATAATTAATGGTGGCCACAATAGTTACACCTATTATGGTATTTGATAATAAATCGTAGTATTTTATATCCATAAGTATTTCATCTTTAAACTACTAACGTTCCCGCATAATACCAATCTACAATAGAAAATCCATAAACGGTTCGCGTAATATTTCCTTTTCCTTGTTTAGCTTTTAGGCATGTGGGCTTATTATTAATTTTATTTTTAGTGTAAATATGCACTTCTTTGCCATCATTTTCAAAACGTATATCTCCAGCTGCATTTTGAGTAATAGTCTGCCTTGAATCACCGTAGTCAATATGCTCGGATGGCGCATTACCTATGATGATTAATTTAGGGTTTAATGCCTCTAACAAATCATTAGGAACAGCTCCTGATTTGCGACCATGATGTGGCTGAAACAATATGTCAACTTGTGGAATATTATTTTTGTATTCATCGTAGTATGCTTGTTGCATTTCTGTTTCCAAATCCCCCATCCACATATAAGTAGCACCATTTTCTATGCTATATGTGAAAATTGGGCAAATATTATTTACCTCTTTGCCTTCGGAAACAAGTTTAAGTGCCTGCTTAAATTTTTCGTTTTCTAAATCGGGCCACATGAAATTTATTCCAGAACACCCATTCTCGTCATTTGTTTCATTGAGCCAAGCACGTCTAATGCCACGCTTTATGGCAAAATTTTTATTAGCAAGTAGCCAATGGTAGCGAGTTAAACTATCATCGTTATCATCTGTCGGACGATTATTATCTACCGCGTAAAAATTTGTAATTTCCCAACTATCATCCAAATATTCTATGCCTGCTATATGATCGTTGTCCGGATGTGTTGATATAAAACGACAAACTCTACCAGCAGACTCATTTTTGATCTCTTTTATAATTTCATCTTTGCGGGCATTATTCCCATCACCATCTTTTAGATAGCAATCAATAACAGTAAAATTTCGGGAACCATGTTTGATATAGAACATATCCCCTCGAATATCTCCCTCTGGGAATGAATAAGACTTTACTATGGACATGCTAATTTAATTTAAAATGTTTATACTTAAAATGGCAAACTATATGCCGAATGTCTTTCTACAATCAAAAACTGACAAAAAGTCAGTGCTTGGCACATTTTCTTATTTGACATAATGGTGGATGTAGTTCATCATTATGTCCTCCGAAACAACATCACAACTTTTAAAGAAATATAGTACCATTTGTGATGGTTTAAATGAATGAAAAAAGAAGTGGAATTTTGGAACAAGCTGCATCGAGAGAAGGAGAAGGTGTCAGTATTGACACTTTAATGAGTTAAGAATCAATAAAAGCGTTAAATCTTCGTCCTTTAGAATGTACCATTAAAGATTAAGGCCATATTTCTGACTTATTACTTGCAAAATATTGAGTAATAATCGGTTGCAAATACATATACTGTATACTAACAAAATAGGTATATGTAAGTGTAACAAACATTATATTTAGGTCCTCAGAGTTATTAGCATATACACTAGCAGGTATTAATATATTATTTGTTTCAACAAATACAATATTTCCCGTATTTACAGCATCTACCCATCTATCATAGGTAAAGTCTCCCAAAAAGGATTGAATAACACCTGTATTACTATCAGTACTGAGGTTTTCAAACCCTTTTAATATATACACTCCGTACTTCTTCCCGTTAAACCAAATACTATTCTCATCTTCGCTGAATCGGATGCTGTCAAATGCTTTTTTGTCCTCCTTCGACATCAAACCGTCCTTGTCCGCAGAGGCCGGATTTGAGATTTCCGCAATCTTGTCATTCAACACTTTACCCTGTGCGGCCGAAAGAGCACTTTCTTCATTATCAGAATTCAGGTTGTTTATGACATTGGGGACAACTACTAAAGTTTCAAGGGATATTCTATCTGATGATATTGAGTATACAAAAATGCCATTGCCTGCATTTATATAAAATCCAATAAATCCATCAAGCTTGACGATTCCTGCAGGAATATATGCTATAATCCCATCATATCCAATTGAAACTTTTGCAATTACGACTTTATGATTTACGGCTTCCACAAACTCATCCCAATTCCCTACAATAGATTCCACGTCTGTTGTAGACCAATCTTTTGTCGTTTCTAAAGCTCCCGGTAAAATGTAAACTACGTTTCCACTCACATACTCATTGATTCTCTCCAACAGCACATGCCCGTTCCGCTCACCCTCCTGGAACGGGATGCCCTCTTTCCCCGTCAGCTCCGTGCGTTCCGGGGTCTGTAATATCGTCTTTCCTTCTACTGCCATGACTACTTGTGTCTTAATTGTTTCCTTACTGTCCTTCTTGTCACCTCCACCATCATAACGGGGCTTCCGTCAGCCCAAAGCCAAGCCTTGCCTTCCTCCAAGAGCAGGGCGTTGCCGACAAGCTCATACGGGTCCCCGCGCCCTATGATGCCGGAAGAATTGGCGCGGGTCGTTCCCAACCCCGCCATGTTCAACCGTGAATAGTTCATCCTCTCCATCATTCCGCCTCCCTGATAGTGGCCTTCGTCACTTCCGACATGCTCTCAATCCTGATGTGCATCGGATAAACGCCGTGTCCGAAGCACCAGTCTATGAACTGTCCGGGATTGTACAACGTGTTCGGCAGGATGCACGGCACGAACGTCCCCTCGTCCGAACTCCGCTGCGAGATGTAAAACCCGCCGCCTTCCTTCCGTTCCAGATGGAGAGCATAGTCCGCGTTCACCGTCTCTTCCGCCACATACCTGTCACCCTGTAGGGTGAAATTCAAATTCCTGAGTGCCATGTCACTTTTCCTCCTTCTTTACTGTATTATTCTCATGTTCCCTTTGAAACAGAAGCTCTGCCGCCATCTTGGCTATCTCGTCCTTGTTGTCGATGATTACCCTCATCGTCTTCTCCGCCTTCCGGAGTTCCTCCTTCTGCCATGATTTCTCCCTTACCGACACGAACTCGCAGAAAATGCAGTAAGCCGTCCACAACATCGAGAACACCGGTATGGGAACCACCACGCAGCACAGGATGTCGATGAAGCACAACGTCAGGAAAGGCGTGAAGTACTTCTTTGCCTTCGTGGCCGTCTTCTTGTACCCCGTGGAAGTCCGCGCCTCGCCGCGTTGTTTGGCCTTTTGTACCCCAGAGACCAAATCCACGGCCATTGCGCCTATCGTGGCCGCCACGCATAATGCTATCAGTATGATGTGGTTCATCATGTGATTTTCTATAAAATCAATAATCACTTTTTCCATTACAATGCTTTTTTTAGTGTTACAAAATCCTCACCGTGCCACAAGACAAGACCCGCACGACATACGATCCAGGAACGCGATGGGGTTCCCGTTTTTCCACTTCCGGCCATAACCGCACGTTCCGCCCTATGGAACCCCAATGCTTATCCATGGCCATCTTCCTTTAATCAGTACACCGCTTTCTTCAACTCCGCAACCTCCCCGCGCAACGCCTCCACCTCGGCCATGAGTTCCGCCACGCCTCTTTCCTCCAAAGCCACCGGCATGCCCGATTTGGCCGAAACCAATGAGATTTTCTTCCATGCCGTCGTGCTGTCAGGCACCTTCCCCATGAAGGAACGGTGGTATATGTTGCCATCCGAACTGAAACCCAACTGGTGGTAATAATTTCCCGCGTTCGTGTGCAACGTCAACACCCCGTTGGCATTGCTTCCATGCGGGAAAAGTCCTGCCGTGCTCGCCAATACGTCCGAATCGAAATACACGCCAGGTATTGCACTCGTCCGCGTAATGATTCCATTCGTAGACCCGCCCGAAGCGTTCATGTTCTTGATCCGAAGCTCCGAGCCGCTCCAATACACCTTCCCGTTGAACACGATGCAATCCGAGTCGGTCGCAAAGAACAACGCCTGCGGGTTGGACCCCGTCAATGACAAAGCCTGCGCCCGCGTCTTGCTCGCGTACACCTCCAAAATCTTCCCCGTGGGGGAGGATGCAAGGGGGACAATGCCGCCTTGCTCCCGGTCTTCCGAATCAATCACTTTCTCGTCCATAAGCCATGACTATTTGATGGTAAGGGCGGCTTTTATCGAGTCGGCTATCGACTTGGCAGAGTTCGCCGTGTTCGTTGTCGTAGTCAGCTTGTCATTCAGGGCTTTTCCTTGTGCTGCCGATAGTGCCTTCGCCGTGTCCGTGGAAGTCAGGCTGTTCACCACGTCGCTTTTGTTCAGCTTGGCATCCACCTGCGACTTCAACGCCTTTCCCTGGGCAGCCGAAAGCGCGGCATCCGTGCGGTCGCTCGTCAGGCTGTTGATGACCTCCGTCTTGTCCGACAACAGCACGAGGTCACCGTCCTTGCATACATAAACGCCCTTAAAAGAACCTGCCGAAGGCATCACGTACACCTTGCCCTCTATCGGCTTCCTGGCCAAGCCGTCACTTCCGGCAAGTTCGGCATATTGCTTGGCCTTGTTACTGTCATCGGCAATGGACCAGTTGTTATAATACGTACCGTCAATACGGTAACACAACTGTTTCATGTCTTTCAGGTAGACCAGGCTTCCCCCTGCCTTCGTGGACGATGCCTGCTGCACCGTCTGCGTGCCCCCCACAATCTGGTCGAGCAGCACCGGGACGCAAGCCTCCTGCACCGTAATGATGCGCTTTGTCACGTTCGTGCTAGCCACCGTGTTGCCCGCTGCCACCTCCTTCACGTCTATGTAATCGTCCACCACCTCGCTCCGCTTCACCTGCGCGTCGTTCGTCACGTTCGACAGCCCCACCTGGGCTTTCGTCACCCCGTGCGGGTTGCTCTTGTTCCCCGTGTGCGAGGTCAGCTCCGACTTCGTGGCATAAGTTTTTGCCGCGTCGGCCGCCTTCAGGAACACCGACAAGTCCACCGTGCCCCCCAGGGCGTCCCAGTTGTCGTCGTTGTGGTCACTGGCCGAAGTGTTCGTCACGCATACCACGTTCGTCCCCGCCGGGTACTTCTTGCCACCCAACGTGAACTCGGCCGTCACGTTCCACGTGTCGCCCTTCACCGCGTTCGTCAGCGCGAGCACATCGGCAATGGTCGCTTTCGTCCCCATTACCTTATACACGCTGCCCAGTTTCGAGTTGATGGCATTGTTCATCTCTTCCATTGTAGGAAGCGCGTCCACCAACGCCTTCAACGCCTTTCCCTGCGCCGCGCTCAAAGCCTTGTTCGTGCTCCCGTCCGTAAGGCTGTTGATTATCTCCACAAAATTATAAACCACGCCGTTGAACACGATGCGGTGCGTGTCCGTGGCGAAACACATCGCCCCCGGCTTGCTCGATGCCAAAGCCTTCGCATCCGCCTCCGACTTCGAGGCATATACCTCAAAAAGTTGTCCCACCGGGCCACTGGCAATGGGCATGATGTCCCCGTTGTCCGCGCCGTCCATATTCCACGAGGAAATAGGTTCTTTTACTTGTTCTTCCATCATTTTCCAATTATTATTTAACAATCAAAGAAGCATCCGCATACTTCTTCATCACAGTCGTGTAGTATAAGCTGCCGATATAAGTCAGCTCTATCTTTGCCGACTCCATCTCGTCCAACGAAAAGGTATTTCCGTTGATGTGGGTCCATGTGGTCGGGTCATCCGGCAAGGTGACCGATTGCGTGCCTTCCTCGCAGAATACGAATATCTCAATCCTGTGCCCGGATTTGGGAGTGCCGGCTATGCTTAACGACTGTGGGGAGCTGATGCTTATGTCAACCATGTCCACGTCCGCCGGTATGCCCGAAAGGGTGTCTGCATGCTCCACTTTGGGACCTTTGGCCATCTCCGTCACCACGTTGAAGTCGATGAGTTGCACCATTGCATTCCCATTGAAGAAGTACAGTCCAAGATTCCCCGTCTGGGCATGGCGCATCAGGTAAACCTTGCCCGCTATGGGAGAGTTTCCGTCAAAGCCGCAGAGGAACTCACGCTTTTGGTAAGCGAAAGGCGTCACCGAGGAATCCGACCAGTTATTATGGAGTTTCCCGTCTTCTCCCGTGGCATAGATTTTTTTGCTTCGTTCATAATAAACCACGGACTTCACTTTGGTGACGGATGACATTTCCGGCATCGGAATGGTCGTGTCATTGTAATCACAGATGCCAATGCCTTGGGAAATTGCCGTGTTGAATATCAATCCGGAAAGAGAAGAGCTTGTTGCCATTCCCGGAGATTGGAGGTCGGACAAGGAATTGGCCAGTTCAAAGCCGCTTCCTCCCTCATCAAGCAACCTTGCCAATTCATCAAGCAACCGGTTGACTTCCGCCACAGTCCTGTTTAATTGTGCCATATCTATTATTGTTTTGTTTTTTACATAAACTTTCCTATTCTACGCTGCCAAAATATTGCTTCGTACCCGTTCATTACGCCTGCACGGCATTGCAATGAAGCGAACTCCCCTACATTCAAAGTCCGGCTTGTAAAGCCCGTAGGGTCGAAATCTTCAGAGGAAGCACCGGAAAGGGCGAACGCCGTGTTGCTCATATTGTACATTATGACATATTGTCCCACGAGCGACCTTATAAAATTCTTTCTTTCCTCATCTTGTGTCACGTAATAATCTGACAGGCCCGGAAGGTACAATGGTGGAATTTCGGTGAACTCGCCACTGAAAACCACATATCCGCCAAGCTTTTCAAAATCAATTTCATATTCTCCTTCAAGTCCGTCAACAGGTTTCAGGTACTGTCCGATGTTGGTTTCTGTGATTACGGTACGTGATTTTCCAACATACCCCCTGAATATGCCTTCATTGGCAATTATAATACCCTCGAACTTCCCGTTCTTGGACTCGGTGCTCCCGTCCTCCAACACCTTGAAGTTACCGTTGGCGGTCACCGCGCCTTCAAGCGATATATTTTCTCCCTTGATGTTGACATCCCCTTTTTCAATGTCGATACCGACTTCCTTAAGGCCGTTGTTGATACCGATATGCACAGAATCCGCCGTCTGTTTTATCTCGCTCCGCAAATCCTCGTCCAAGTCCTCCACCGAAGACGTGATTTCATCAGCCCTCTGCTCCAACTTGGAAATGCTGCCGCCATGGGATTCCAAGTCGGTGACCACGTTCCTGATGGCACCGTCCAAAAGCTCGAACCTCGCCGACACGACGCTTCCGTCCTCCATCACGAAATTACCCTTGAAAAGGTTCCCGTGAGGTGATATTCTTGTCACGAGTTTCCCTTCAAGCGAAAACGAGTTCACACCGGCATACTGGGCGACGTAAGGGGAATCTTCCCCGTAGGCCGAGAGGACAACCACATTCTGCCGGGAAGCGTCAAAGGCATTCCCTACCGTGACAATATTGTCTTCCGCCAAAGGCACGGTGCTCCCCTCCATGTATTCCCCCGCATCGTCAGACAAATCAATGTAATCCTCGCCCACACCAACCACTCTCCTCCAGTAGAACTGGTTCGATACCCCTTCGTACACCCCTTCTTTGATATTGAACGTGCGGCACTGCGCATTGTCGCCAACCCTGAACTCGTTGACAATCCTTTTGCCTCCGTCGTCATTCACAAAGAAGCAGCGGTATGCGGTCACACGCCCCACAGAACCAAATTCCTCCACCGGCTCGCCTTCGGAATCATACACTTTTTCTCCCGCCGCGTCGATGACGATATTGTCCGTTATTTCCATTACCCTGGAACACACCATCCCCGCAGGAGACAGCACGTTGGTGCCCCCGGTATGGTAAGCATGCTTTATCTCCAACGAGTCGAAATAAGCCTTCATGCGCACGTACAACTCGTCCACTTCAAAGTACGAGCGTCCCGCCGCGTTCTTTTTCAGCAATCCGTAGCCGCTCCCGAGAAGCCCAGTGACAAAGTTGTCGCTCGAAAGGTCGCCACGAAGCAGCAGCGAGGCCAGTTCCGCAGCCCCGTCGGAAGAGATCTGGCCGCCGGATTCGCCGGATGAAAAACTACCGATTATCAGCCCTTGGAGGAAAGTAATGATGCCCGAAGCGGTATCATCGTTTAACTTTGAAAGGAACTTCTTGGCCAGTTCTTTGTTGTTCTTTTCTATCCCTTCTTTTATCTCCTTGTCTGTCCTTAGCGAAGAATAGGCGTTTGTATCCGACGGCTCGGTTTCATCGTCCTTCTTTATCAAATACACATTTGTACCTGATGTTGAAGAGCTTACCTTTCCAGGAAAGTAACTGCTTCCGTTCAGTTTGATGGAATCTATCTTGTCTTCAAGTGCGCCAAGACGGGAATAGGAGGCACTTTCACCGATGGTATACACCGGAGAATCCCATGGAATGTCAAGTGCAAGTTCATAGCCAAGCACACGCATGGTACGGGGGCTTGGGAAGAATGAGGGGTTGTTGACCGTTACCTTCTGGCCTACATCGAAAGGACAAGGTGTTTCCTGTGCCTCATTACGTGCCTTTGACCAGTCTGACATGAGTTTGGCCGACACGGTGCCGATGTTGTTCCTGATTTTCTCGGCATACTTCTCTGCTTCAGATTTCAGTTCCTCTTCCGCTTCTGGGACAAGGTTCTCAAAAACATATTCCGTGTCGTATCCGGCCATGACAAATTCATTCCCGGCCTCTGGTTTTATTACCGTATCCGGCAAACGGCCCCCGTAGTCCTCGTTGGCCACTATTTCAAAGCATGTGGACGTATTGTCACTCTTTTCCGGAAGGAACGTAAGGCCGAATGTAAGTCCGGCAAGCTTTCCGGTTTGGAAGGTGATCGTAAGTTTCTCTGAAATCACATAGGAATTGTCGAACCCCACAAGCCCGGTGGTCTTGATGGTATACACCGGTACTTTCATTCCTGTGGGTTTCTTTTCCTCGCCTTCCGTGACATCAATCATTTCTTCCCCAACAGAAGATATGGAAAGCACCTTGCGTGGATAGACGTAATCGAAAGTCACGATGCCCTCTATCACTTCGTCTGGTGACATGTCGGGGTATACGTCTATATACGGTGTGCCTTCAGGAAGCATCAGCCTGCGTTGTACAACCCCGTTTACCGTAAGGCCGTCAACGTCGGAATTGAAATAACCAATGGGGATTTTCATCCTTACGAGATTTCCAATTTCCACTTTCCTCCCCTGTGACGAAGGCTCAAATTCAGAAATGTCACCACGAATACAAAGCTTGTTGAAAAGAATCTCGTTCGCGTTACCCTCAGAAACCTTGTATGATGGATTGAAAACAGCCTCATATTTATGGCTGTTATCTGTAAATTGCAAATATGATGAAGCTCTTTCACCAACAGATACAAACGTCTCAGTACCTTTTATACCAAGGAAACAATAACCTTCTACGTCTCCATTTTCACAATCAAACTGTATATTGATGATTATTCGTGAACAACCATTTGGAACGATTAATTGAGAATCTGGAATATTGAAAGTCTTTTCCGCAAAACCGTCAACATTTTCCTCGTAGTCTAATATGTGGTCGGACGATTTATCCGTGTATAAAAAACAACGGAATTTTTTAAACCTGTAAGGTATTGATGTATGCCTGAATGTAAATTGAAGACCTGAAAGAACGCAATTATATTCAGTACCATAAATCAATCTGTTAGTAGAATCAATATTTGCACTGTTATACAAATCAAATTGAAATACATTGCTTAGTGTTGTTCCTACACCAACCTTCATGTTTTGCCCTTGTTCTATAATGACAGGAAGGGAATGTCTGCTCCTTACAGAATCTCTAAAATATCCAACCACCAAATCTTTATCCAAATCAAGTGGTGCATAATTTTCTCCATTGACATTCAAGGAAACACCTGGTTCCTTCTTTACCGTGAACTCCAGTTTCTTCCGGTACCGGGATGATATGTTCTGCGTGGAGCCGAATGCGTATATGCGCGTGAAATATTCACCGCTGCTCTTGGACAGGCTCATGGTTTCTGCCTCTTCGCCAAGGCTTATTTCCACAGCTTCCCCATTCTCACAACGTCCGAAACGGATTTTCTTGCCCTCAATCCACCATTCGCAGTTTGCGGCTTCCGCAAGGGAGGTAAGCGCATCTATGAGGTTGGTGTTGGAATAGTGCATGACCAAGGCATCCACGTTCACGTCATTGTCTATCTCATATTCATAGTCCTCACCGTTAAATTGGAATCCCCATGCTTTCAGGTTGCGCAGGAAGATGTCAAGATGGTATGAAAGTTGCGCCGTCAAATCCCATGCCGCCTCATTGCCTCCCGTTTCAGGGGTGTACTTGAAAACCTTGTTCTTCCACTTCATGTAAGAGGCTTCCATCTTCAACTCATAGTCATAACCGCCCGTGGAATTGTTGAAAGATGGCTTCTGGTCTTCTATGATTTCAAAGCGGCCAAACTCGCACTCTGTATGACAGCCGAGTTTGAACCGGACGGGATAAAGCAAGGAAAATTTGAGCGTGATATAGTCATCTTTCATCAACTCAAATTTTCGCTTGCTTCCTACACCTATCGGTGTGGACAAAACTAATACCTCGTTGTTATCCTTTATTTCTATCATATTACCAAAAGGGCCGTGCATCTTCACACAGTATATTTATTGCCAAATATACAAATAATATTTGAAATCCAATCACTTCTATTGAGAATTATTAATAGTCCTATTTGATGGATTATATTCACATACCCTTAAACCAAATTTAATAATACCATCCACGATACCACTTAGTTTTTCACAAGATAAATATTGCATTCTATAAATTATATCAGGTTGATAAATCGTACCTATTTCTAATACTCCTTTTGCAAGTTCTTCGCAGAAACCATTATATTTAGAAAATAAATCAGTTTTATTTTTGGCAACCATGTGAATTTCTAATGTTATTGTACGCTCATCAACTTTAACATTAGAAATCACCATTCTTTTTCCATGTTCTAATCTTGACTTATTTTCAATTAAATCTTTGTTTGGAGGAGGAGTCATCAACGTTAATAAAGCTCCATTTTCCAAACCTATCCCCCATTCTAAATATGCATCTTTCCCATTTATAAACAATTCACCTTTCATGGCTAACTTAATGATTTTATAATAGAATCTAACTTTTCACTAAACTGTATCAGCATGCTTTTGCTACATTTTTGTATATCAAACAAGTACCCATTTGAAGACAATGACAAATTACGTATTTCTGACAACAAATTATTTATTGAAACCACATTTGAATTTAAATTTGACAACAGTGACAAGCTATTTAATATCTGACTTTGTATTTCCTGAATGGCCGTGAGCCTTCCGTTGGTCTCATCCACGCTTTCTTGGGATGCCTGTACCTTGACCGCGCTACTGGCCTGCCGGTCGGAAGCCACGCCTGACGTTTTCCACCCGAAATCGTTCATGAGCTGTTCCCGGTCGGCAAGCATTTGTTCTGTAAGTTCTTTTTGTTCTTGCCGTAGCCTTTCTGCTTCCTCCGGAGTAAGCTTGCCACCACTTTCTGAATCTGCCGCCCATTGGTTATATAGGCTTTCTATTTCGTCCTTATACTTGTTGGCTATAAGCGAAGAAAATATGGCATTCTGCAAATATTTCTCGAAATTGTCGGCAAAGTCTTCGTTTGTTGAATCCAAGTCGGACAGCAAATCCACATATCCGCTTTTGAACTCGTCAAGGCCGATTCCGGTCAATGCCTCTTTTTCCTTTTGGGCGATTTCTTCCAACTGCTCCCCATAATCCGCTATGTTCTGGATGTAGTCGATGAACTCGCCGTTCACCTCACCCAATACGGACACAAGCCTTTCATCCGTCAATAGCTTCTCCATCTGTTCGGAAGACAAGTCCCACAATTGGTATTCAGCCGTTATCTTCTCTCCAACGAGGCCGGATATGCGTTCGTAATCTTCTGCGGTAAGACGGTCATTTATACGGTATCCAAGAGAATGGGAACCGGCACTACTTCCGCTTGAAGCCAACTGTTTGATGAGTTGCCGTTGACGCTCTATCTGTACATTGACAAGCCTTGCAGCTTCGTCGGCGGCTTTCTGCGCCTCGATGCCGTAATCAATGTCAATATACTCCATTTTCTTGTCTATGAGTTGGTCCCAAATGTCTATCAGGGTATCATATTGGGATTTCAAGGCTTCATATTCCGAGTAGTCGGCACCAAACTTTTCCTTGAAGAAGCCACCTATCCCTGATATAATTTTCATTCCGGCACTTATGGCGGCCAGTACTGTGGATGCTTTATCCAAAGCCGACATTTCCGCATTTATCGCCTTTATGGCACCCACCGCTTGTAATGAAGATGACGCGATGCCTCCGGCCAAAGAGATGATTTCACCGAATGTTCCCCCTACAGTATCTCCTATCTCCTCGAATACATCGTTCACATCGGTAAGAACTTTATACAGCTTGTCCCAATCCTTTGTGGACTTTCCGGGAGATACCTCTTCTTCTATCTTTTTCTTTTCAAGGGCATTTCTTAGCGTGTCCACTTTCGCCCTCTTGCCCGCCAAATCAGGATTGTCCGGGTCACTGATTTCCATGTTCATCATCTCCTGATATGCCTGATTAAGCAATTCACGGAGTTTTTCAAGTGACAAGTCAATTACGTTGTCAGCCCATGAATTAAAACTTTCCTCACGGGCGGCAAACTCATTGTCAATGGCTTTTAACGTTTCCTCTTCCTGATAATCTATTTCTTTCAACTGGGCACCGGAAGCACCGGCATTCTTATATCTTTCCCTTTCCTTGGCAAACTTTTCCCTCGTGGCATTGTACTTCGTGACATAGTCCTGATATTCAGAAAGGGAATCCTTGTAAAAATCCGCTATTTCCTTTTTCTGCCTCTCCCTTGCCTCTTTTCCCATCATGTCGAACGCGGATGTATCAACACTTACGGAAGAAGAATCAAATGCTTTTGTCTTATAGTTCTTGTCATTGGACGCTTTCAACTTCTCCTTGGCATCAAAGGCATCCTTTTCCATTTGTATGATGGCATTGACGTAATCCTGACGTTGGTGGCCAATCTCCTGCAACTCTTTTTTATGGTTGAGTTCCATTTGGGCTTTCTCTTTCTCAAAACCTTCATCCATGGCATCTATCCGAGATTGGGCCACTTTATTCTCCAAATCTTCCTGTTGGCGGATGCGGTCTGTGGTATTCTTCCTTTCGAGTTCGGAAATGTGGTTTTGCTGTTGAGAAATAGTATTTTCTTGTTTGGTTGTTTGTGGCTTACTGCCCGTTACGCCAACAAGGTCTTTGTAAGCCTTTTCTGTGGCTTCCATTTTCTCACGGGCTTCCTTCACTTGCTTAGAAGTTGCCTTTTGGTCTTTTAAAATAGCTTCATAGCCTTTCTTGGCTTTTTCCCAATCGGCCTTGGCGGCTACAAAATCTTGTTGATAAGTGGTCTGCCCTTGATTACGGGAATTTAACACCCTTTCCATCGCTTGCTTTTCGGACTGCAACTGATTGCTTGACTTGATTCCGGGTAATATGCCGCCAACGACCTTACCTGCCCGAAGGTTCTTTCCCATTTTCTGTGCATTCTCTAATCGTTTGAGCAAGCGTTCCCTAACTTTGATTTCACCTTCAAGCTGCCCATTTGAATAACCTGATAAATCTGACAGTATTTCATCATATTCCTTTTTGTTGACTTCTTCCTGTTTCAAATCACGCTGCTTAACGAGATTGCTTCTTTCATTGGCTAGTGATTGTACAGATAGCCCTGCACCAGATTTTGAGGCAAACTTTATAGCTTCGTTAAGTTTGTCAATTTCAGCATTAAGCCGTTGAAGTTCCTCTTCATCCGCAACCTGCTTTCGATGCTTGTCTTCTTCATTAATTAACTTTTTGATATTTAAAATATCGCGAAGCATATCTGCTTCCGTCTTATACTGTTTGAATATATCAGGATATTGCTGTTCTAATCGGATTAAGGCTTTCCTCCTGTCATCTGTGGAAGATTGTTCGTCTTGCGCAACGGATAAAAGAGCCTCTATTTCAGCCTTATGTTCTGCTGTTTTCTTCGCAGATTCTTCAACTGACCTGTTGTAAGCATCAATTCCTTTTTGGCATTTGTCCGTATTATTTGCTGAATTTAACAAAGCAATGCCTAATGCTGTCACAGAAGTAGCTACAAGCACATAAGGATTGGCAAGCATTGTTGCATTTAAAATTCTTTGTGCCTTTGCAGTTAATACTAACCAACCATAATGAGCACGTTCTGCGACAGTGAGAGCTGCAATACCAGAAGCCTGTAAACTTTGCAAAGCGGTAACAGTCATTACGGCTACTTTGTATGTACCATAAGTAGCCACAAGACTAAGCAATACTTTTCCCACCTGCTCGTAATTTTCGACCAAAGATGAGGCGGTACCAAGAACATCATTAATTACACCTTCGTTGGCTTGTCCGATTTCGTTGAACATCATTGAAATGCTGTCACCGATATTGGATATTTGCCCCGAAATAGTTTTGCTTTGGGCTTCCATCAAGCCACCGAATTTTCCTCCTTCATCAGTAAGGCTTTCGATAACTTTCTGCACTTCGGGGAAACCAACCCTACCTGCTTCAACCAACCCTCTGACCTCGCTTTCAGCTACACCAAACTGTTTTGCCAATTCAGCAATCATAGGAATACCACGCCCTGTGAACTGATTAAAATCCTGTGTATACAAACGCCCTTGAGACATTGTAGTCCCATAGAGATACACCAAATCATTCAATGGAATAGAAAGCCCCGCAGCAATATCGCCAAGCCGAATAAGAGTTTTATTAATGTCTTCGGCGGAAACGCCGTATGCGAGCAATTGCTTGGCTCCGTTTGCCACACTTTGTAAATCAAAAGGAGTAGTCGCGGCTGTTTCCACCATTTGAGCCATTAGGGCATCAGATTTCTCTTTGCTCCCAAGCATGGTATTAAAAGCCACTTCTAACTGTTGGAACTCACCACGTACTTTTACAATATTGCTTACCAATTCTTTGGCGGTAAAGCCTGCGCCAAATGCAGTTGCCGCTTTAGTCATGCGACTGAACATGTCCTCTATGCTCATGCCACTCCGCTCAATCTGCTTAGACGTGTCCTTTACCCCTTGCTCTGTTTCTCTCAACTTGCGCATGAAATTGGAATTGTCTCCAGTTATATCAAAATGCAATCCTGCCATTGGCCTTTTCGATTTATTATGTATTGTGTATCATCACACAATTCTGTTCTATATTTTAATATCAATCACTAAAAATCGCCCTTATTTTATCGGTATTTCGTGGGTCATCCCCATTAATAATTTCATTATTATCAAACATCCTAAGTTCTTTACGTTCATCCTCACTTAAATAGACGGTATTTATGGAATCAGCCATAAGCATCTGTAAATTCATATAACTGACTTCCCATACAACATAATTGACCGACCATCCGTAACGCTGACACGCAAAGTCTATCAATGAGCCATAGATACTTTTGCCTCCAAATGAAATACTTCCGTTTCCTTTTTTATTTTTTAGTTCTGAAACACGTTTGCGCACGGCACGTTCCTTGTCTAAACCTAAATATTTGATATACCCCTCAATGTCATTCCATGTAAAGGTAAGGACTAATAACTGTGCCAATTCATCCTTATTCAGCCGCTTAAAAAAGAAATTTTGTCTTTCTAATACTTTGTCTTCATTCTGAATATCTTCTTTACGTTTTAGGCTATGATACGCTAATATGCGGCAAACTATAGCTTTCTTGTTCTCGCATAATCGCAGGGCTTCCATGTAGGGGTTGGTAGCCAGAATATCTTTCTTTATTTCTAATCCTTCTACTAATCGTGAGATTAGATAATTCTTGCCTAACGTGGGTTGATACAACAAAAAACGCCGACCGTCAATAGTGAAACTGATAGGTTTCTCCATAATCGTGTCTGCGATATTCATTTCAATGTCTTTATTTTCCATAAAGCTAATATGAATTAGAGCGCATCTAAGGAATCGAACCTTAACCTTAAACAGGATTGTTCATATGCTACCATGACACCAAATGCGCAAAACACGTGGGTACAAAAGCCCCCACGTTCGGCTGTTGTCCTATCGAAAACTTACTTACTTTCTTCAATAGTGACGGTAAGAGTATCATCACTTCCCGTAACTTTAATTACTCCCCATTTTACCTGATTGCCACTTTCCGGCTTCAAAGCATCATGGGTATAAGTAATCATACCGCCATCTTGTGAAGTGAAACTATCTTCCGCCGATACGGTAGATTTGTCAATCATAATACCGGGAACGGTCTCATCTTCCGGTTGTACAGCGACCGCATAGTTATTGGCAATGATTCCGTCATTCTGCTCAAACGGCATAGTCTTGCCCTTCGCCACACGAATTTGATAAGCCAACGCATAAGTGTTCTTGGTGTAACGAACATCTTCGTTTTCACCGCCTTCCACTTTCGCTTCCTGCTTTTCACCTTTTGTAGCCGTCAACTGTGTTGAGTTCTCGACAGGAACAGGTACTTCCTTCCATTTTGAAGAAGGAGTATCCAAATCTTTGATAAAAATTCGGGGTTTTCCCCATCCGATTACAGCCATAGTTCTATATCACTTAATATAGTTAAACATCATTATTAATCTCAATATACAGTTTGTTATTGATGAAATGTTCGGTATGCCCATCCTCGAAGGAAACGCCTGTCGGATTAGTCTTTTGGCTGCATTCCGAAGGCACTGTGTGAAAATCATCCTTACGTATAGAAAAAAGGAACTTGGATAAGTCGCACAATTCACCGACACGTTCGGTAGCTTCTTCCCATGCCTTTGTTTCGGCATTCCATTTGTCACGGACATAGATGTTGACATTCACATAAGCCCGTTGAGTTTGACCGCATCCTTCATTGGAAAGGACTGATATGACTATATCCTCCTTGTCCGATTTATTCGGTCTACCCTTTTTGCTTAATTTCCCAGTTACGGCACGTTCAAGTTCCGCCCCTTTGATTTTGTGATACACAAAGTCTTTTATTTCAACATCCGACTTCATCATTTAGCAATCTGTCTTTTTAGTTTTTCAAGCATCTTCGACACCTGGTCTCTTGCCCACAAGTCCGTTGATGCAAGTACATCCTTGTTGTCCATCGCTTCCACAAGTTCAGCATAATTCATTCCAGCTACCACAACAAGCACATAATCATTGGAATACCTTTTTACAAGTTCTTCCGCCAATTCCTTGCCTTCTTTGACACCTTCTGAACCTTGCTTCACTTGATTAAAGTCTGAGTATTGAATTATGCTACCATTTTTGGCAATAACATAACCGACAGAACTGCGAAGATTGCCCGTTCGGTCGTACCAACTATCTTTTCCTGAACGGTCACGTACTTTGGTGACGCATTGTTCTCCCAAACGAGCCAACGCACGAACAGTAAGACGTTCTACACGTTCGGCTTCTTTCAGGAGAGCCTTATTCACTTTCTCAAGTCTGGTAGTCATTCTTATACCCATAATTTGCACTGTTTTTGGTAGTGATGAAAACCTTTTACTTCAAATTCCCGCTCAATTCCTCCGAGCAAGCTAATCCTGACCCTATCGCCAATAGCGAACGACTTGCTATTGGAAGGAAGATATATGGTGTATGAATATTTACGTACCACACCGTCTTCAAAAGTCCTCTCTTCAGCTTTGCCGTTAGGGACTGCATCGCATGGAATATTACCTTCCCAATGGCTTTCTCCCTCGTGGTAATTGCCGTTCTCATCGTCATATCCGGGTGTTGCCACGAGATATTGTAACTTATGCGGTTTAAAATCCACTACAGACATACGCTTATCCTCCAATATAGACCGTTGGTTTTGCTTCCAACTCCTTCACTGGCTCACCAATGGATTGGTAAATGGAATTGGCTTCATTCAGAATAGCAATCAGTTGCTTATCGGATAAACTACCGACCGATTTGTCCGCTTCGGAGAAATTGACAGCTTGAACCAAAGACCAAAGACAATCCGCAAAAGCACCGCGATACGATTCTGAGTGCATAACCTCAGATGTACACTCTTCTTCACCATCAAGAGAACGGTAAATCAAAGCATTTTCAATAAATCCGACAGAAATATCGTAATGTATTGCATCTTTCAGTGCTTGTTGGATTGTCTTCATAACTTATGCTGATTTATGAGTTTCTACTGCGGCTTTAAGAATCGCTTCGTCAGAATCATTCAATTTATTCACGGCAGCAATCAACTTATCGTCTGCAATGTTTGTAGCGAGGTTTTTGCCGGTGATTTTATTGAACTCCTTGACAAACTCCGGTTTCTTGTAAGCCTGCCCCCAAATGGTGATTTTCACATCGCTTGAATCAGAACCTTCCGCTGTTGTATCCACTACTTGCGCTTCTGAAACATCAAGGATGTAAATCTGGTCTACATCCTCTGTTGTATCCACTACTTGCGCTTCTGAAACATCAAGGATGTAAATCTGGTCTACATCCTCAATAATGGGAGCGACAAAAGCCTGACCGGAAGTAATCTCACGCAACGGATTCACAAGCGAATACTTGGAAATCAGTTTGAACGTGTCCACCAACTGATAGATTACATTCTTCACCGGATTGGACTGCTCGGCCAGACGACCGTAGACCAACGTACCGACAACCTCGTTGCAAATGAATACAAGGCGGTTGGCATTCCAAGGTTTCACGGAACGCTTTTTGCCATCCTGCTCAAAAATAACAGATCGGTCTATCACTTTAAAGGCGATACCGTTATTGTCATCGGCAAAAGCCTCGTTAAATTTAGAGGCCGTCGGAGTGGGCAAAATCGTTTCAGCCGTAAATGACTGTCCATTGTAGTTTGCAACTAATTCTTTTGCACCCTGAGTCTGACGGAGTTTATCAAACATTGACTTGGCAATGCAGATTTCGATAATCGTGTTGCCGTCCGCATCCGCCTTTGCAATCACACGCTTGATGTCTTCAAGAGAAATTTCATTTTTGACTGTCGCTCCAAACGTGTTCTTAGGGAAATAATTGAAGTTCAAACGCAGTAATGCGTCCGGAGTGTCTTCGTCTTTGATTGCAACATACCCGTTGGACAAAGCAAACAAGAAGTTATACTCATTGCGCTCGTCAATTCCGACAGAACATGCGACAGGATCGTCCGACAGCTTCTTGGCTATGTTCTGGGCGTTACCTCCCTGAGCTTCCATGACATTGATGTTATTGATGTCGGATTCCTTTAAGATTTTTGACATTCCGATTTTGGGAAGCTTCCCGTTGGCGGAAGCGATACTGTCACGAGACTTGATTGGAAGTTCCGAATCCACCGCAACAAAATCCGCTGCGACATAAGTCGTGTTCACAGACGTACTTTCCCATTTGTTGTCCGGTGAAAACTCTGTACGAAGCATAGCATTCTCACCTTTATGCAGATAAGTGAGCTTCCCGTTTCTCTTACCGTTCACCTTTTCAATAAGCCGCTGCAACTTCGGGAAGAACTTGGCGACATATTTTGCAAATAATGATTCATTCATAAGTTACCTCCTTTTTTAATCATGTTCAAAAACAAGGGTTGGAACAGCCGCTTTCAAGGCAGCTTTGATGGTATCAAGCGGATAAGGGCTTGCCATATCATTCACAACTCCGGTGTGCATAATCGACACGAAGGGTTCTTTCACAGATTTAGTAGCACCACATACACCTACGTATTCATGACTACCCGGCAAACTTTCATAAGTATCCCCGACAGAATTTACGGGCATAGGCTTATATGTGTCATTTTCCGTATCGTGAATAATTACGTGTCCGGCACGTATATATTCTCCTTTAAAATCACTTACATCCAATACTTTGCCGCCTTGAATCCCAGCAATGTATTTGCGAATGACTATCGGGTCATTACCAAACCCAAACGATTCAATTGTTCCTACATCTACTACGCTCATGTTAAATTCATTTTTAGTTTTACAAATCAGCCAAAGCGTCTATTTCAGCATCGCTAAATGGCTCATCTTGTTTTCCTGAACCCTTACCACCGGCAGCAGGAGGGTTTGCCAATGTAGCCAAACCCGCATCCGCACGTTCTTGGTTGTAATTCTTCAGGTCTTCCTCCACTTCGGAATAGAACTCCTCAAACTCCTCATCGGTTTCAAACTTCATGCGGTCGAAACTCTTAAGGATACGACTGCCGAAAGAACCCGAATTTTTGAGCAACTCATTGAGTTTGGATTTTCTTGACGTAGCGACCTTCTCGCCTTTCAATACAGAAATCTCGTTGGTGAGGCTGTCCACTTTGTCGAGCAACCCTTTTGCCCATGCCGGAGCATCATCATTCTTTTCGTTGTTTTGGGAATTGTTTTTGTTTGAACCCGGTTGACGATTATTTTTTTGTGGTTCGTTATTATCATCTTCGTCATCGGTTTCATCGTCATCATTCTTTCTGCGTGCGTCTTCAGCAAGACGATTGGCATAGGACTGGCTGACTTGCAGGAATGGGAGAACCGCATCAATTCGTTCTTCGACTTCTGCGTTTACATCCTCATCTAAGGCATCTTCTGCGGAGGTCAGGTTATCGGCAATTTTAGCGGCGATACCCATCAGCTCCTTTTTATTGAACCCGAACGCCTTCACTTTCGGTTTCAACATCAATAGAACTTTTTGTTTTCTGTCCATTGTACAATACATTTAGTTAAAAACACGAATAGCCTGCGCAGCAACGTATGCCAACAGACTATCCGTGTAGAACTAACCTCAAACAATGGAAGGTTTAAATGTGATTTTGCTTGCATTTGCAATATATCACAACGACAAGTTCTGTGGCGTACATCTTCATACGCATTTCTTATGACAAAGATAATAAAAATGATTGAAAAACAAACATATAATATATATTTTTTTACGAAAGAGTAGTATTTTGTTCTTAATCACCCATTACAGCGATACCTGATAGACTGAAATCTATCAGGTACACTTCAAGAAACGTTGGCCGAAGCCCAAACGCACTATTATTGTCTTGTCATTGTGGCCGTTTATATTAATATCCCTTCGTCTAACATCGAGTAGTATTTATCATCACTGATTATAATGCTATCAAGTAATTTTATACCAAAGAGGTCAAGTCCTTTCTTTATTTCATCAGAAAGCTTTATATCCTCTTGGCTTGGTTTTATGTTTCCTGATGGGTGATTGTGTACGAAGATTACAGCCGAAGAAAGCGCATCAATAGCGTATTTGGCTATAATCCTTCTATCTACTAAAGTTTGGCTTATTCCACCTTGTGATATTTTAGCATACCCTGTTATGTTATTGGCCTGATTCAATAAAATAATAAAAGCACTTTCATAGATTAATACATCTTCGTGATAGAACTTTCTGGAAAAATTAAACGCATCTTCTGAAGAACGTACTTTGATTATTTCAAAATCTTGTTTCTTTGCTGTTATGCTGTATTCTACGGCTTTCTTTTTCATTGCTCTTTATATTGTGTAGGGCTTTTGCCCTACCGGTTAAACTTATCTTTTATCTATCACTAAGTAATGTTCCGCCAAGCATTTCACCCATTGTATACGATATTTCTTAGATGGATGATTCCATTCTATATCTCTTATAGCAGAAAGAATATCGGATGTGCTTTCTTTATAATATCTTGCCAATATCATCAATACATTATAGCTTTCTTGCGGTGTAAAATGTAAAGAACGTCTGTACCTCTTTGCTGTTTCATATACCCTTTTTGAGAACGATTCAACAGTCTCAAAATCTTCTTTTTTATAATTGAAAAGGTTTGTTGCTTTCATTGCTCTTGTCTTTTAATTATTAGTATTATATGTTTCTTTTATTTGATATATAAAGATACTCATTTTCAGCGAGTTAACAAAATATCTACACAAGTAATTTACTCATAATCAGAAGTTTAACTTTTGCTCACTTTGAGCGTAAACAGATACAAAAAAAGAGCGACTTAAAAGCCACTCTAACATCTAAAAATAAACAGAAATTTTATCCTATCAAATACCTATATGCTTTGAGGTATTTATTCAATCTCGCCAAATCCTTCTCCGTGATTTGCTCCAGCCGAGTAATATCCATGTTATCTTCCAAGTCGTGTATTTTCACTTGGCGGCCAATAGGACTGAGGTATGAACGTTTAACAAAATCTTCATAGCTTTCTTCTTCATTACGGGTGACAGACAGTATCGCATCTACAATATTACGAGGGAATCCTTCTGAAAGCAAATATTCAGGTGTGATGTTTGTATCTTCTATCGTATCGTGCAACAAAGCAACAATACGCTCATCATCGGTCTTACAACGGTTGGACACACGAATAGGATGAAAAATATAGGCTGCTCTAGCTTTGTCTACTTGCCCTTCATGAGCTTTAGCTGCTATCTGGAGAGCTTTTTCTAATAAAGGATTAGTAACTGTCATATTCGTATTTGGATATTTCTTTACCACCAAGAATTACGTTGCAAATTGTTTCATTTGATTGTGGTAATTCAATCTCTTTGCGACCTCTATGTTTAAGGAATGATTTTGTTCTATCATCTTCATATACAAGCCGCACTACCGCTTCTTCAAAATCATCTAATAAATAAATGATTTCTCCGACCTGTAGTCTTTTTTGTAGAATCTTTTGGTTCATATTTATATGTAAAGATAGTTATTTTTATTGGAAATGCCTATAATATTCAATTGATTTTTGAGCTATTTTTTGCGCCTCATTGCTTGCCTTATCAAGAACGCGCCATTCTTCGTAATATTTATGTCCAAGCCCTCCTTCCATGCCGGTTTGCTCCTGTATCTCTTTCCAGCGTTTCTCGCCAAGAATGCGTTTGGCATCCTCTGGTTTTTCTTTCGCATAAATCATTCGTTCTGTATTGACCTGTATTTCTGCTGTAAGCCCATCCGAAGTTTTAATATTTACAATGTTTCCGCTATATCCCATAAAAGATTCCGGTCTTTGCCTTTTAAGCCTTAAGAACACATTCATGTCGGATAGCTCAGCTAGAACATTTTCTATCTGACCTTTGGGTACTATGATAGTAGTCCTTACAGCATCCTTTATATCGTATGGGGTTATATTTTCAGTTGTGACCTTTCTTGTGATGGATGCAGCACTCTTGAAATTTACGGGAGTTACGAAACCTTTATTCTTGAATGCTATTCGTTCAGCAAAAGCCTGCACCTCATTACCTACTGATGATGCACGCTTTACGACTTCCGAAACAGAACCTTCAACTGTCACTTTCTGATAGACGGATTTGTTGTCACGCAAAAAGTACGGTAAAGTGTTTCGTTTCTTTGCTTCTTTAATTCTTTCCTGATTGTCAAGCACCCACTTTTTAAATCCGTCCGGTACGTCTTTCACCTTATTCACGCTTGTAGTGTCAGTTTCACTACGCCCATCCCATTCCCAAAACTCTTCCTCCGTCTTTAGAATTGGTATCTTATAACATCTATCAAGCGGATGCCAACCAGTCCATACAAAATCTTTTGGATATTTACCTGCAAGCATGTCGCAAATATCGTGTTCAGGGTGGGTGTTGCTTAACTTGATTTCATACCCTACCACAAAATCAAACTGTTTCCAACGTTCGTTCTCTGCCGTGCGGTAGGCCATGTTGACTTCGGAAGCAGCCAAACGCAAAGAGCGGTATTCACAATCCACAGCTTTACTTGCTTTGCCAAATCTTTCCTTGTAATCCTTTTGTAATCTTGGAAAGTCAAGCAGGTATTTGGATATTCGCTTACTCAATGTAACCGCACTTGTTCCTTTCTGAATGGCGCACGATATAGCATCTTCAAGTTCTTGCTTGTACAAAGCAGACTGATTCCACAGTTTATCCGAAATAGTGAAGCCTTTGTCTGTACGGTTCTGAAATGCTTGCAGTGCGTTACTGTTAGTTTGGTAGAAGACCTTGTACTTTTCTTTGTCAATCGTAGCATCGTATGCCTGCAAGACTTTGTTTGCCAACAAGTCTTGCGCCTCGTTGCTGTTCTTCCATTCTTCGGACGTTCCGCTATAAATGATCGTATTAATGTCTTCGACAAACCGTTTTTGTAAATCCTTGATACGTTTTTTCGTTTGTGGATAGTCCGACCATTTGAACAGTTTTTCATTATCGCTCGAATAATCAGTAATTCCGATTATTCGAGCGGCCTCCAAATTCAAATCTTCATAGATGGATTCCACGAGCGTAATATACTTGGCAAGCCGAGTATTCAGTTCGCTGTATTTTCGCTTTTGATTGGGAGTTTTAGGTTTCGCCATTGTATATTATTCGTTCTCAATTCTATCTGGTGCAGGCATCTCCAATAATCGAATAGCTTTGATTGTTTCTTTTCCTTCAAGAATAGCTTTACATAAGCGGTGATAACCATCTGCTATTTGCCCGACATTATCTAATATGATAGGGTAATCAAGTGAGCAATCGAGCACTCGTTTACACTGAAAGATAAAACTATGAAGTTGATTACACTCAAATGGTTCTGCCGTTAAATCAATATTCCACAAAGGCATATCAAGTATAGGATATTCTTTTATCTTTGCAAAATCATAGAGAGTTTGAGCATTCCAAATCTTATTGCCACGATGATATTCGCTTTCAGCGAATGTCATATTTTCAACTTGAACTTTCATAAAACGGATATTTAAGCCAGTAGCGCAAGTCTGAACTTACGCTACCTTTACTTATTCTACAACTTGTCAGACAAGTTATTACACAATCTCCCAATCTTCGGCAAACACATCACTAATAGACGGAACCCATGAATCGGCACGTCCTGTATTCTCATTGTAGATAAGGCACTGGTCTGTGTAGCAAATGAATTTCCTGCCTTTCATAATAAGGTCTTTCGCTGATTGTGAAAGTGATTGCATCTTCGGGATAATATCGCTGTTGATGCGTGCAGGAACTTGCTTGACTACAAATAAACCTTTGCCGTTCCATCCATTTCTGCGAAGTGCAAATCCTGCGCATAACAAGGATATAGCTATACCAAACGGTAAATTGTTACATCCACCATTTCCGTTTTCCATTTTTGTGTAACGGATATTAAGAAGATGTTGGTAATCTTTCATAATCCCTGTTTGCGCCAAAAGCATGGCTCTTGTATCATCATCAAGTTCTTCAAATTTACTACTAAGGACAAAGTTCTTCAATCCTGAAAGCCGGCTAGACAACTCGTTTCCCTCGATAAGCATACGGTCAAGCGGCGTATCTGCTAGTTTGTAAGCGTTTTCAAACACATCTTTAGGAGACCAACTTTCATAGCCATCTTCATAACGAACATGATAACCAAACTCAGTCTCTTCATGGTTTTCAATGTCATTACCATAGGGGTTTCTACCAGTTTTTTGTACGAAGTCGCCTAATTTCATAGGTTCGGCTTCAACCTGTTTTGTTCCAATGTACTTTTTCATATCTATAAAGATTTAATCATTCTCCGGAAGTATATGTACCAGTAATAGCCGCGGTGCTTTCATCGTCCAAATGTGCCGTACCTGAAATGGTAGTTCCGGTAATATTCAGCTCGATGGAGGTGATTTTTGCGCCCGTTGCTCCTTTCGCGCCGTCAGCACCGTCCTTGCCTGCGGCTCCAGGCACACCATCTTGCCCATTTTTGCCGTTTTCACCTTTCTCACCTTTGAGGTTCTTAAACTCGAAGTTGAGATTGCCTTCTTGCAATGACACCTCAATACTCGGCACACCAGTATTGCCATCCACGCTTGCCGTAGCTCCAGCAATAGCCTGTCCGCCATTTCCGCCTTCCGACTGTACGATTACCATTTTAGCAGCTTTGACCTGCGTCTTGCTGATGATGCGTATCATCATTCCGGCGGGCACGTCCAAATCAAACACCCGTTTTCGGCAATCGAACTCCAACCGGTCGTAAGAACTCGGCTCCATGCCGGGCATGTGACGGTAAAATGCCAAGTCGTCCGCCGTGCCGTTGTCCACCTGAATCACACACTTCCCTTTTGATGCGAAGTCGGCCACGTACAAGCCGCCCTTTTCGCTGAATAAAATACTTTCCATATTGATGATAATTTGATTAGATGTTATTGTGCCCCTGTTTCAAACAAGTTGCTTATCCTGTTTTGTGATGTGGCGACTTCTTCTTTCTGTATCTGTTCCAATGTCGATTGCGCATCGTTAGAATATCCGGCCTGCCCGATGGACTCTAGTTGCGACATGATGGGCTTGCCCCCGTTCAGCTTGAGCAAGCGGTCAGCCACCGCATCCTCGTCCTGCTGAATGAAGGGCGTGATGACGTTTTCCACTTCTACGTTGTCCACCTCACGAGCCCATGCTTTGTTCATGTGTTTCACATACTCTTTCACCACGCTTGCTTCCCTATCGAAGAACTCGATCCAAGTGCCGCTCTCGTCGCCCACTTTCAGATGTGCGTCCGTTAGCAGCATCTGCCGGGCATCGTATCCGATGTTGCCCAAGGACATCATGTTGTCGAACGACACGTCGGGCATTTGTGCCTGCATCCAGTAGAACTTCAGCAGGGTGTCCACGTGGTATTTCAGTGCTTCGATGGATTGCGACCAAGAGACGTATGAAACATCGCCATTGTTCTCCACACGGTACACCCTACGGCTTTCGCCTTTCATTTCGTTTCCTTTTATTTCACCTGCGATTTTCAATACCGGTGCCGCGTTGTAGGCTATCACGTCGGAGTTGCGCGACAGGGTGTATTCCAGTTCTTCACGGATGCGGGTCAATCCCCAGTAGATAGGAACAGGTCGGAAAGCGTATACTCCGGGAATTTTTAGCAGTTTTATTTCCTCGGAATTGGCAACCGATGTCCACCCTTCGCCCTCCTGCTTCCACTTGTAATACCGCTCGGCCGTGTAAGTCTCGAATATCGTCACTTCCTTGTCCTTGACTTTTTTCTTATACTCAAAGGACATAGCCAGCATATCGTCTAATTCGTTGAATAACGGATAGAGTTTCACGCCATCCATCGGTGAATAGGTCTTGCACTTCAGCTTATACTGGCTAGGAAATCCGTACAACGTGTTGGGCTTCTTCACCACGTACCAGATGGTGAACACCTCGCAAGAGGCGAAATAAGCCGTGCCGCGCCGGATGTTCTCGCTATCAACGCGTGCATACTTGTAAATGGCTTCAATGGCCTTGGCTATCTGTTGCCGCGTTTCATTGCCTTCAATGTTATGGTAAATGCGCTTGACTGGGATGGCGAACATAAATTCCGTCATGCGCTTGGTGAGAAGTTTCTCCAAACCGACATAGATGCGTGCGGCTTTACCTATCAGATTGCCGTCTTTGTCGTATTTGTCCTTACGCTCCACATGGTCTGTTATAATATCATGTAAAGTGGGTTCGTAGGATTTAATCAGACAATCCCAAGATGGAACATCAACAGACTTTTCTTTCAAATCGTTGATGATGTTATCAGCAGACCTATTGCTGTCTAATATAGCGGTGATTTCGTCCATAGACTAGTATCGTACTCCTTCATACGGTGATGGTTATAACTTCTGCAAAGTTATAAATTTCGATTGAATAACAATCGTTTTTATAAAAAAGAAAACGCAACTATCAAAGTAATTGCGTTATTATAATATTATAAGTTTTATCCGTCAAATTCTACCATAAAGCAATCTTTCCGGCATTTCCTAAATCAAGGGTTGCTGTAGTTATTCCGAGTGCTTTAAAAATTTTCCTCATAGATGTAAGGGTTATACTCTTGCCTTTTTCAAATTTTGATATTTGTGCCCTTTGCACGCCAATCTTCTCACCCAATTGCTCTTGAGTGAGTTTCTGAGCAAGACGCGCATTCCGTATAGCTTCTCCTACAAAGTAATTTTCTACTTCTTCTTTGAGCTGGGCTTCTACTGCGTCACGTTCAGGCGTACCTACCTTTCCAAATAGTTCGTCCTTGTAATCATCGAAAGAATGTAAATTCATCTGTGCCATATTATACTACTTATTTTTATCCTTCTTACTGAAATATTCCTTTCTTATCGCTTCCGCTCTTTCTATCTCCTTATCCGGTGTCTTCTGGGTCTTTTTGATAATCCCATGCGTTGCGATTATCAAAGCATCAATGTCTGTATCCCAAAATGTGAACAGTCGGTATTTTATCCCGTTAAACAACGTACGAAGTTCCCAGATGTTACTTCCTTCCAACTTCTTGTAAACTTCATTATCCATTACACCTTGTTCTACTTTCATGACATTGTATGCTATCTTTTTTTGAGCCTGAACTGAAAGAGATTTTAGAAAAGCATCTGCTTCATCAGTCATTATAACTTTTGGATGTTTCCTCATCGTTTTTAGTTTATAGTGCAAAGATAGTAATTTGTTTCTAAAAAGCGATACAACCGCGTCTAAAATCTATTTTTACCTTATATAGCACTGTTCAAAAATCACAAGCGTATGTATATTGCAGCTTCAGATTATCTAACGCTTTTTCTGTAACAAGGTACGCATATTGTCCGTCACTACCTATACGCTTGATAGAACGTGTTTCTTTAAGAACAACAGGTTTATTGAAGATAATTTCATACCTGTTCCCACAACTCATTATCAGAAAATCAACGCTACGTTTATATTTGTCCAGTTCTGTTTCTTTGTATTCGCCTTTAGAAATGAAATCAGGATTAGGTACCAAATAGCCTTCCGCTACCAATTCTCCATTTTGATTATATACTTTCATCATATAAGGTTTTAATAACAGATGCAAACCAAGTACCTTACCGCTTTAGACAAGCTGTAATCTGAATGATATTCAATGTATAAATGGTAATTACGTTCAATTGACTTCTTTGCCTCAGATTTATTACAACCGATTTTAACAGCTTTTGCCAACAACTGTTCTTTAGTATAAGTTTTCATTACTCTCGACTTTTAATTGTTAGTATTATATGTTTCTTTAATTTGATATGTAAAGTTACTCATTTTTAGCGTATTAGCCAAATATCCACATCGCTAAATTATTTATAATCAGAAGTTTAACTTTTGCTTACTATTGATGTGGACAGGCACAAAAATGCTCCGACTTTCACAAGCCAGAGCACATAGAGCAATGAAAACTGCATACTAAAAGAAACAATAATACAGCTTTCGATACAAAGTTATAGTAAATCTTTGAATTACAAGAAATCTCGAAGCAATTCTTCATCACTGATATAGTCAAAATCATGTGGATAAAATGTGTTTGCCAATGCGTCCATATAGTCAGGAGACCGCTTGATTCGTTTCTTGATTTCTTCCTTCGGTTCAATAATAATCCGACCGTCGCTTTGGAATTTCCAATGCGTTTCGGTAGCTTCTTCCATGAGCTTATCACAAGGAGGCAAAGCCGCACCAAATCCATTTTTGGGATTTAGCCAGTCACGCAATGACCAATAACAATAAGCACGCATATTGGCAAATTCATATTGACCTGTTATATCATGCAGCCCTCTCGCTCCTTCCGAATACTTGCAAGAATAGGCATTCTTATACCCAAGTTCCTCCAAACGGGAATACACTCCTGCACCTTCGCCGATGGTATCAATGAAAGCCTTTGCGTTCTCATCTGAGAGATACGAAATGTGCATCCCTGCCACGTGCATGTGGTCAGCCTTGCCAGCCGATTGGTGAACTTCAAATTTAGGTACATAATTGCCATATCGAGGACACACCACACTATCATCACGTCCCATACCTGCAACGTCAGAGCCAAGCCTACATGATTTTGTAGGAGTAAAGTCTTCTTCCTGGAGACGATGCCAATTTTCGTTGGCTATCTCTATCCACTCGTATGGGATAAGTACGTCTTCCGACACTTTCGGGAACATGCCAAGCACTTTGACACGGAAAAGGTCGTTCGGACGATACAAACAGCCTTCCCACTTGAAATCTCCTTCCCCCGCATTGAAATCTGCTTGTTGAATGGGAGAGCACCAGTTTATTACCTTATCTTTTACCCATTCATAGTTGACTTGCCCGGGAATTATCAACTGCTTGCTGACTACGTTTTCCGCATTCAACGAGTTAAGTCTGAACTTGGCAAAGCGGTCAGACTTCATCGCACGTGCCGCATAGCCGGTAGTGATGTTGGGATTGAACACAATAAGTAGCCGGGAGTTTCCCTGCAAATTGCCTTCAATCGCATTATAGATGGTTTCGGATATACCGGACGCTTCAGTAACTACAAACATGGTGTTCACGGCATGGAATCCAGACCACGCCTCCATGTTGTCGTCACCACTCTTAAAACCCGTCAAAAACCATTCATAATAATTAGTTCGGATTCCTGAAGACAACAAACGACCGGGCAAAATACCTGCATTACGAAATAAACGGGAAACTTCCGGTATCATAATATCCTTGACCTGACGACCTGAAGGTGCAGTCATTGCAATCTTGGTATTTTTTACCAACTTACCATCTTTCCAACGAGGAGTAAGGTACATGAAACACATGGCTGCACAAGCTGCGATATAGTCCTTTCCCCTTGATGTACCACTGGCTACAGCTGTCATAGGATTATGCTGGACAGAGTGAAGGATAGCCTGTTGTTCCTTATCCAGCCTTGCATGGAGAACGTCATGTGCGAACTTGCACCAGTCCTCCCGCCATGCCTTCATGTATCGTATGGCCTTGTCTACCTTGCTCATTTTTCATCATCCGGCAATTCCTGCATTAGTTTTTCAAATGGATTAATCGTAATATCTTGCTCTATTTTCTCTGTATATCCACGGTCTCTCATCTTGGTCTTACTAAGCCAAATAAGCATAGTGTTATCCTGTTCTGTAATGGCCTTCGTAAACATGACTGTTTCGAGTTTGTCTTTGAAAGATTCTTCCACTTCCTCCCATTGCTTGCGAAATTCTTCATCCTTTTCTCTCCACTTATATGCAAGAGTACGAGATATTCCGGCAGCTTCACACGCTTTTGTTACATTCAACAGTCTTGCATCAAGCGCATTAAGAAAAATCTCTTTCTTTTTCTTTACAGGAATCCTAAATTTCTGTGCCATCTTTATTTCCCTCCAATACGTTATTAACAATTTCCAGCATCTTGCAAACACTCAATGCCTGTGCCTTGATTTTATACTTGGCTTGTACTTTAGCACTTACTTCGTTTAATCTGCGCATTGTTTCTATGTCTAACAAAGTAAGATTTCCAAGTTCCTTTTCGGAATAGCACTCTAGCGTCTCCATGAGTTTATCAAACGACACTTTCTGGGTATCGACAAACATTAAAGTAACCGGAACAACTTCATTATTAGGCATTTCAACCGTATAGTTAATGTCCCTCACGCTTTCTAATACTTCATTGCTGATATGGGCGTATTCCTTTAATGCCACATCTGTTATTTCATCAAGAAGTTGCTTTAAGACCTCTGCATCGTCCTGTCCGACAATACTGTTGTGGCTCAACTGTGTTGCCAACAACCAATCATTAGACGTATCAGACTCGTCAATATACATTACATGGATAGATGTCAGTCCTGCCATCTTCGCAGCCTGTGTCCTATGGTTGCCACTGACAACCGTATATGTTCCATCCTCATGCTTTACGCAGAACGGAACAGAGGATAATTGCCCATCTCTACGAATATTATTCACAAGTGCGTTAAACGTATCATTACTCATAAAATGAGCATTCTTCTTGATAAGTTTAATGTCAGAAAGCTGAACTTCTGCTATTTTGAATTTCTCCATTGTTTACTCCTTTCTCGGTTCGTTTCCGTATTTCTGTACAAATGCCTTTAAAATCTCATCTAATTTTCCACGAATGCCTGCGTCTTGGATATAGTGAAGTTTTCCCACGCATCTTTCATGTAATTTGAAAACTCCCCGATACTTCATACTTACGGGTTTATCAGTAAACACAGACGTGGCAATAATCCCACATTCGTGTTTGTACCGAATATCCAACTCTGCTTTAAATTCCGTTGAAAGCACCCCTGTAATGAGCAATCTGCTTAACTTCTGTATCGGATGGTCTATCACAAAATCTGATTTCATCCAAACAGCATCCATGCCATATTTGCTTACTTTCAGAAAGTCAAACATACAAGCTCCAAATACATAATCATCCAAGAACCACAGGTAACAGAACGGTGCGGATCCAAGTATAATGCCCTTCTTTAGATATATCATCCGCAAGTAGTCTATTTCCGCCATAGAAGCACGGATGAAACGTAACTTACTTTTCTCGGTAAGTATGTAATCATCCGGCAGCCGTTTGTATTTCAACGGGATGATGGTACGCTTATTGAAACTGTTCTCGCCCGTATCTCCAACATTGGAGTAAACATAAGTACGCTGGTCTTTGAAAACCTCCCTGCGTCCCATAAAGCCGTGTTGTGATAATAGCATATAATTCACCAACCCTTCGTCTATCTCCGAATACTTGGTATGGGTACGTTCCTGCCAACCGAAATCATCCAAAAGAAAACGCTGCAAGGCGTTGCTTGTAGCTTTCATGCCGGAATGAAACTCGTTCTGGTAAATCATGATATCGTTTTCATTGCAGTTGAGTATTGCATCCGATATATCTGCACAATACAAAACTTCAATGTTCTTCGGTTTAAGATTATCGACAAGTTTTTGATACCTCTCCGTGTATTTCTTCTTGTAGTAATCCAACCGGGCTATAAAATCATCGTATAGTGATTTATGGTAAATGTCTTGTGAGTTCTTATGTTTCTTGATAGCATTGAACAAATGAATAGAAGCAACAATCTCTGCTGGATTGTCCGACCGGATGTCCATGAAACTATATTCCTCATTAAAACACAACTCTCTCACTTCTCCTTTGATTGCTTTGTACATGAGGTAGATAAAATACTCTTTCGTGTACACTTTTATCTCACGGTTGGTAAGCACTTGCTCTATATCCATATAGTAGGAGTTTACTATGTGGGCGATGTCGAACTTTGAAGCCTCTTTTTTTATGTAAGAAAGCATACGGTTGGTCTTCTTGAACATCTGACCAACGATTGTTACATTATCCGAATGCTCTGCTGCCCACAAAAGAGGTTTGTGCCTTTGCGGAACTTTAGAATAATCAATATGGAATGCTTCAAGGCATTTTTCAATCGTGGTAAGTTGCTTGTATTCTTCCATATCCTCATGTAAGTAAGCATATTCCACGAATGAATACATAAATTTGATTGTTTCCAGCACTTTGTCAAAATCCCATGAGCTATTGAAGATGCGGAACTCACATGTGCCAATTTTAGAGATTGAACACAGATTGAGCCAATACCTTATATGCCCTCTGTCCGAACCGTTGCTGAACACTTTTAACAGATTGTCAACTGTGTCAACATTCAAAACTCTTTGTACTACATCCCAAGGAGGACTTGGTACAAGATACTTCGTTTCCCACCATTCGGCAATGTCAAAAATCCGTTTGATTGGATATGCGGTATAGTAAGAAAGCGCGAACATCCGTTTAATAACATCCAAATCCATATCCTTGATATACAGATGCGCATCAAACCCCTCATTCCACATGAGATAACTCCCGGCATCTCTCATCGTTTGGATGAAATCTTTTAGTTCCTGTAAATCTTCAACGCAGTAATGATATGGCCGGGTGTTTATCTCACCACCAAACTGACCATGATGCGTGACTGCCGAACCGTCCGAGTTATTCATCATGGTTAGCTTGTTATCCGTCCACTTGTAACCAGATGGAAGTGGTATGCGTTGTTTGTCACCATCAGCAAATTCCAATTCCATGCCAAATGTACGATTGGCGATATAGTCAATCCAGGGCTTATCTATATTCATGTTCTGCATATCTCAACTTGACTAATGATTTATAACTGGGTGTAAATACAACAAAGTCTCCAATGCAATAATCTGAGCAACGACCATTGATTACGTCCATTACAGTGTATTCGCTTGAGCTATCTGAATATTGTAAACCGTTGTCAAAGCAGCAACACTCATTCATGTCAGCCATAGAATACCCACAATCAAGAAGTATCTGGCTGCGTTCCGGATAAACGCCTACGACCTTAGTCCACAATTCAATACCGTTTACACCTAATTTGTTTTCATTGCCATTGTATGGAATTGTGCCAAATAGCATATATTCTCCAATGCGTACATCGCTTATGAATTTAGGCAGGTTTTCATTCTGTCCTAACCAAAAGCTACCACCTAAACTGATTGATTCAATATCGCCATTCAATGTTGCCCATATTTTACACAGTCGTTGCATATCCGGTCTGCTTCCATTCAAACAACCAGAGGTTATCATCCCGTAAGCATGGGCGTTATCATCGCAAGAACGAACCATCTTTGCAATCTGTCTTGCTTCAAACAAACTTACCCCTTCTCTATTATCAAACGCATTGATAGGAATATAGATATTCTTGATGCATCTGTCTACAACGCAATCCATTACATCATACGTGGTAGTAACCACTGCGCCTTTTTGATTACGCCTAGCCTTTCCAATAGAGTAACACACACTATCTTCAAAGTGAAGCGAAAAAATATCATTATCAACTCTATGATGGAGATGCTTCCAAATATCCTCATAAAAATCTTTGAACATGAGCGAAACAGGAACATTTACAAGTGTTTCCGCTTTCTTGATGTTCTTAACAATGTTGTCTGTATATATAATTACTTTCATAACTCCCACTTCAAAATGACACGTTCAACTCCTTTGTATTTTGTAGCACGTTTAGGCGAGAAACCAGCATTGGTGAAACTTTTAATACTTGCGTCATTCTTGGGTGAAGTCATGGCAAATATTTCTTGTACTCCATTGGAGACCAACCTTGCAATATTTGCATTAAGAAGAATATACTGAAACCCATTACCTCTGTAATCTGAACTGACAAAACATTTATCAACGTATGCTGTACCGTATTCTGTAAAATAAGCAAGTGAATAAGCTACAAAAGAGCCGTCCAGCCATAAGCCATAACTGCAACCGGATTGCAAACATTTCGCTATATCCTGAGGTTCTGATGCAAAGCATATTTCAGGATTAGATAGTAAGGCTTGTTCCATTGTTTCAATCTCGGTCATATCAAACATAGACAGAGACTTGACTTCCATTTTACATTCAATACTTCCTCTATGGGTAGGAAATAGAGGCTCGTATCGGTCTATCCATGCTTTGGAGAGGAATGCATCAACATCTGTTTGAGACAACAATGCTTTTCTGTAATTGTCAAAAATGCCTAATACAAATTCTTTATGTTTGGTTAGTTGCTCATTCTTCAAAGGACACTTGCCACTACGGAAAACAAAACCTTTCTTTACCGACTTTACCCACAAAGGATAAGTTCTACACATGATAGGTTTGTAACCATTGTCACATGACTTACAGTCTTTAGCGATACATTTTACCTTTTTACCGCCAAAGTAATCATTGTCTATAATTCGTAAATGAGATATTTCCTGCTCGTGCCCGTTAAATTCATAGGGCAAAATAACGATATGCCCGTCCGAACCGAACGAACAACACTTCCAGCCGCAGTCAGATTTTTCACATGCTCTTATTAGTCCTTTTCCGTCCATATTCTTGGGTTGTATATAACTTCATATACTTTATTTGAGCGGAAACAGGGAATCGAACCCCACTCTTTGGCTGGAATGCCAACGCTCTACCGATGAGCTATTTCCGCATTTGCCAATACTGCCAAACCACCGCTTGCTTGGCAAATCTGACAGCATCCCATCAAACTCTATTGATGGTTGGCTAATAAATCTGGATTATCGTAAATATTTCCTTTTAGTTCATATTCATATGAAATTGTTCCATGTGCATGCCCATCATTCCAATATGAGGAATATACAAAACGCGATACAACATAGTCTTTATAAGACTTATGTTTTATACCAAAAACTCCATTATCAAAGCATACTTCACTTATTAAACCGTAGTCGTATCCATTTGTGACAATTTGTTCAACAATATCGCCCTCATAAATCTCTTTACCGTTCCTATCTTGTAGCCCTGTGTATTGTCCAACGGTTTCATTTTGTACTTTTGTTGCAACTATCGTGATAGTGTTTCCTTCATCAGATAATGTCGTTTCGGTACAAGCGTGGTATATGTAATATTCGCCTTGATTTTCTATAAGGTCTCCGTACATCCATTTTCCGCTATCAAGGCTTTTTCCTCTGAATCTTATTCTTTTCATATTCAAAACAAACTTGCTTGTTCATACTTAGGTCCTTTCTTCTCAACAACTCCAAATTCTGCGATTTCAATTCCAGTCTTTTCAGTCAGCCATTTTGCCAAAATATGACGATGGCAGAAATCTCCCGGCTTTTCGTAGCAGCAAAGAGCGACATCTTTACCATTGCCTAATGCTTGGATTTGTTCTAAAACCTTTCCCGCATCCTGTTTGGCAAGAATGTCATCATACATTTTAAGATATTCTTCATGCGAGCAAGCTCCACTTATCATATATCTCGTAGGACAAACATTCAACATTTGAGGAGCTTGAATAAATCTTGGTCTGCCAATAGCGACACAGATTATCATTACTCCTGCTTCATTCAGTTTCCGGGCATTCCCGAAATATGATGTGTAAATCTTCATTTTCTTCTTATTTACGTTGTAAAGATACTATTTTTGTTTGAAAAACAATCATTTTTTTACGCTAAAATAGGCTAAACTACCACGTTTTTGCCATTTCTATGACTTTTTAATAATCTCCTACGTGCAGTAAACTTGCTTCGGAGTGGAAATTTATATCATCTAACCGATATTCTATGAGTAAACAAGTGTATTCATCACCAATTTTACGGTGTCTTTGATGTTTCTTGGCAAGTGCTTCCAGTTCTTTGCCTGATAGTCCATACCCGTTCTTTCGGTTAAGGTTCTTCATCCTATCTTTGTCTTTTTCTTTCAGGTCTTCGTATGTCTTCATGGCTCAATCCTCCTCAAATTCATCTTCATATACAAATATATGTTTGCCACTTCCACAAATCTCGACTTCCCATTTATATATGTTCGGCCAATATTCGATTAGGATGATGTTCCGATAGCCTTTATATGACTCTTTTAATGTTGCTGTTCTCATTGTTCTATTTATCCGTTATACGTTGCTGCTATTTCTTCTGCTTTCAATTCTTTGGTAAGTTCGCCATTCTTGTAGAATCGTACTGCCACAACACGAACCGTATCTGATAAGAACCGACCGCAATCATTAGTCAGTTTTGCTTGCAACTTAATTGCTTTAACCAAACTCTTGGTGCGTTTCTTGATTGTCTTCTTGAAACCGAAAACGTAATCTTCGGTATCAATCTCAAACTGGTAGGTATCAGAGCGCAGTATCTGATTAAGTTCGGATGTCATTTGCTGTATTCTATTCATTATCCTATATTTTAAAGTGATTTCAAAATATTCATGTTAGCTGTATCGGTACTAATTATGAAACGATAAACAAATCTACAATCAGAAAACTCACATCTATATTTTAATCCAAGTTCTCTTAGTTTATTCTCTACCATTTCTACATTGTTTTTAAACCCAAACAAAGAGTTTATTCCAATGCCGTATGATGCAGGATAAACAGACATAGTAGAACTGAACAACTTGCGTAGATAATTGGATAAGTTTCGATAAGATGATTTTTCGCTGATTTTGTCAAGCAACCATTCAACAGTTACTTCTTTTTGCTTAGGAGCCTTAATCGACCTATAATCTATATAGATGTAATTACCTTTTTCAAAAGGAACTTCATTACAATTATCATCATGTGCCCAAATATTGTAACCAAGTTCGTTCAATTTGCTTATTGTTTCTTTTGTAATCTTCATTGCTTATGTATATCAAAGATTATCACCCGGCAATTTAACACCTGCATTTCGGAGAGCGATTGTCATTTCTCCAATGAAACCATTAAGCTCATTGAAACAATAGGTTCTTTGAGGAATACTCATAGCAATCTGGCATTGAATGCTGTTTAACCCGAAATCGACAGCTGCTTTTACTATGTTTTCTATGAATACTTTTCTCTGACTTTCTTTGTTCGTTTTCATTACTCTTATTATTTAAGTTGTTATTTTGGATATGTAAAGATACAAATAATATATTGAATATCAATAGTTTACATCTAAAATACCGAGAGCTTAAACTTTGTTTAACTTTTGAATCTCAGCAACTTACGGTCAAGCATCCGGGCAAAGACACCGGTCGCGAACACCGTCTCACGACCCTTGTCATCCTTGCAGCGGATATACACGTCCGCATCCTTGCAGGACTTGTAGAACTCGTACAGATTGCCGTATGGCTGGATGACATCACGAAATATTTGCGACGCCGTTTTAGATTTATGATAACCTCCCATACCCATATTTTCCAAACAGCAATGCCTTGCTTTTCTCAATCTCACTATTGGTATCAATGCCTATCTGTTGGTAAAATCCAGCATTCCCCGAAAGACACTCATGCGCTATCTTCAACGTCCTGCGTTCTTCTTTGGTGAAACCTATGCGAAATTTGGAGAAAATCGCCAGTGCAGATTTAAAGTCACCGCACCGAAGCAACGACACTGCTTTATTGGTTTTCGTCTTCATAAGGATAAATTTCTCTGCCTTCAAAATCATCAGCCGTAAGCACGACTTCCTCACAGTCTATCATTTCCTCTACTTTCTCTAAAGCGACATCATAATCTTCAGCTTCGACCTCTATGACTTTTGAGAGGGCTTCGATTATCTTGAACTTATACTTCATCATATTTCACCTGTGTTAATCATTCATTATTTCATCAATCTTATCGTATCCTTTAATAGCTTCAATTACCAAACCTGGCTTGACGTTGAACAAGTATTTCAGTTCATCATCAGTAAGGACAGAGCAAGCCTTATGGCAAATGTCATGTATAGTAATGCATTCTTCCAGTCCAAGGTTCTCTTCTTGTCCGTCTTCAACAATGGCGGCAAGTCCATATCCAAACCTGTTATTTTTCTTATCCGTTCGATATTGGCACAAATCTTTTACAAATCCGAGTTTTACCCCAAATTCGCCATCGTGTTCTGAAAAATCTGCGAGGTTCTCAATCAGCCCCTCACTGTCATCAGCGTAAAGTCTATATACTTCTGCATCCTCATTTTTGAATAATGCAATGGCTGTATTCTTTTGTACTACAAGCCATATAAAACCGTCCTTTGTAATCTTTGTTCTCATAACCTTAACTCTTCCATTATTTGTATTGCCACTTTATTTGCCTCGTCTGTCCTGTTGTCTTCGACAATCTGACTATTCATCCAGTTGGATTGCCATTCTATGTAACCAATGTCATTGCAGGACATCTTAAAACCCTCATATAAGTATGAGTATGCAATCTTTTCTGCAAGACCTTGTACATGATAGCCAAGACGCATGCCTGCCAATATCCTCACGCACCAACCAACACCATTGCGAATTGTTTTTTCGTCATTATCAGTAGTTGTCATTGATTTTATCCTCCACATTATGAATAAACTCCTCTATCATTTCTTCAAGCTCCCAACGCAAATCCTCTTTATCCAGATAGGAACAGTACGTTTTTGCATTCTCCATCGATTGCAGAATATTCCTTACCGCATACTCTTGTTTTTCGGTTAGGCTTAATAGTGATGTATTCATACTTGTTCTCCCCATAGCTTTTTAGCCAATTCGTATTTCTTTTGCAGTTCATTCGCCTCTTTCTTGGCGTAGGTCAGAGAATAGGAGTGTTCCCGTGGATATTTGCCGGATTTCAGCCCTTCATGGTATTCCTTAGCGACTTCCAACTCATGTTCATAGAAATCTATACTTTCCGGCATAGAAAGATTGATAGTTTTAGCGCGTTTTTCCCAATACTTGGCTACTCTTTCATGTTCGGCAGCTTTGTCGCTAAACTCAACACTTTTGCCCATATTATTCCAGGCATCATCAATCATTTTGCGATGCCGTTTCTCGCTATGATGTCCGACTTTGATAGGCTCACCGAGAGAAAGGAAATCAGCATCTTTATTTGACTTGTTATAAAATTCAGTACTCTTGCGTTCTGCCGATGCAGCCCATTCACGTCTGCGTTCAGCTCTTTGCTTCGCCCATTCCTGAACATTGAAGCCATCGGCACGGACTATTGAATAGTAATAGAATCCGTCACGTTCAAAGACCAGGTTAAAGACTACGCTTTCGTTCTCCTTACCGTACTTTGTGGTAACGGGGATTATTTCTCCTTTCTCATGTTCTTCTTCACACTTTGCCAAAAATACGTTTGGCGCAAACTTGTAATACGTGTTCATTGCTCTTTTAATTTAAGTCGTTCAATTTCGTTGGTTTAAAATAAATATCCCGTTCAATCGTAAGACCAAACGGGAGTCTTATGCTTTCAAGCTCTTTCAATGTGAAGTAACCAAACTCTCTGCCATAGCTGTTTTCCACCAATCCAAAAAATCGCCAATCGCCACCTTCCTGTTTATCGCCCTCGGTAACATACCATGTGTAAGAACCGTTTGGTTGAAAAAATTTGCAGATTGCCACTACTTCCTCACCTTTATTTTGTTGGCTGTAAATCGGATATTTCACTAATTGTTTTTCTATTTGTTTTGTTATCAGTTTCATTGCTCTTATCTTTTAATTGCGAGTATTATATGTTTCTTTTATTTGATATGTAAAGATACTCATTTTTAGTGAATCAGCCAAACATTTACACAATTAATTTACTCATAATCAGCAACTTAACTATTATCCTATTACTTCCATTCATATCTATTTGAATAATCACTTGTAAAAAACATCTCTAACGGATGATAGAGTATTATAATAGCAAGAGTTGGCTTGGTCGTGCGGGTCGGCCCCCTTTTTATTTTCAATTTGTCCCTCTTCCCCACAGCATTGCATTGTAGAGCGAGGTTGCATAGAGCCTGACTTCCCATTCTTGGGTGAGTTGGTTGTTGGCCATGGCTGCGAGGCATGCCTTGTGCCATAGGTATTCATTTTTTCCTGTCGCCATTGTCTATTCTCCTTTCATATTTTTAACCATCATCAAAATCCCCTTTCCTTATACTTGGTTACACATTCATTTAGCTGTTCCCTTGCTTCCTCCACAATCTTTTGACATGCCCTGATTTCTGCCATTTCATCTTCTGACAGTCGCGGGCATCCTTTGAGCCATGAGGAATAATTGCATCCGTTCGTGCCGAGGGAATGGCATTCCAGGGTGTAGCCATACCAACGCAGCAGTTCCCCTTCGGGGGCGTTTTCTTTCAGGTCGGTGACTATCACGTCCATGTCGAAGAAATAGTCTCCGCAACATACGGTTTCTCCCACGCACCCGGCGACCCAACTTTTGCGGGCATCCTCATAGTCGAAGCCGTGCTTCTCACAGAAGGCTTCCAACAAGTCGTTGCAGGAATCGTAATAAACGAAAAGCAATCTTAAATTATCATCGGGTTTGTTCATATTAAATATTTTTTTCGGGTTTATATATAACAAGAAGCCCGGCACGGTAGGTGTCGGGTATAAAAAAGAGCACCGGAAACGGGAATCCGGTGCTCTCATGTGTCTGAAATCCAAAGCAGGGGCTATACGAGTTTCAGACGGGATAATTCTTCTCCGAGGACGTGTATGCCGTCCTCTATTCGTTTGAGCTGGTTTTCTGATATATAAGTATCTCCTTTCTTATATTGGCGCATAAGTGTCTCGTTAATTCCGAGATAACGGGCTAATGCGCTGACATTAATCATATTGTAATATTCAAATAGCGATGCTATGTCGAACTTGAATACGGGTTCTTCATTGAGGGAACATGGGATTGGTATCCCGTTTTCCTTGCAAGCATCAACAGTTTCGTGCATGGAATTAAAGAAATCATCTTTCGCACCGTTTACGGTACTCCCATTTCCGACAAGTACGACTTCATCGTCATTCGTGTTATAGGCGATGTAAGTTCCGTCCTTTTGCTTTTCAATCGTTACATTCAATCTCATAATCGTATATTTTTACCTGAAAGAGGAACCGGGCATTAAAACCCGATTTCTCTTTTCAGCTTGTTCATCAAGCCGGGACGCACTTCTTGCGACCAATGGCGTTCAATCTGGATGATTTTTCCTGTATCCCTATTCACATAGATGTCGTGCCGACTTCCATGTTTAAGGAACTCAAATCCGTTTTCAACCGCCTTCTTCTTCATCTCATTCCAATTCATAGCCCCTATGCTTTGATTTACATTGCAAATGTATATCGTTTACGTTATATACGCAAAGAAAAAACACTTTATTTTCATGATTATCCTATTTTTAACTTTTGGGATGCCGTTCATCTTCCACATCCTTTGCGTAATAGTCCAACATTCCATAGTTCGTAAGTATCTTCTTGTCATAAATACGTGCGGCTTCCATTTCGAGTGCGCATCCTTTGGATTCCACCCATCCGGACAGGACAAGGACCGCATCTCATTCAAGCAATGCGGTGATGCCGCACCCGATGTGTACGGCATAACTTGATTCGGGGTCGGGAGACACTTCCAAAGGCGACACCGCCTTGAAGCCATGTTTTTCTATCTGTGCGGCAGCTGACTTTATGGCCGATCCACATCTTCAATGTCCCGTCCGCTGATGGGAAGGCTTATGTAGATTCTATTCTTCATTGTTTCAATACTTTTTATTTCCGTGTTTAAAACTCCTAAGTTCGTTGTAGCGCATCTTCTGCCCCACGTGCCACTCGATGTCTATTTCCTGTGCGGCGCAGAAAGAGAAGATTTCGTTCAGGACGGAATGTACCTTGTCTTCCAACACATCGTCGTCCGTACATCCGCCCGTGATTTCCCTTGTGATGGAGAACATGGCTTCCGTGAACGGAATCCCTTCATAATCGAACGTATCGCTTTCTTCGTAATCGAAGTTTTCCAAATCGATTCTTTTCAGTCCGGCAAGGTCGAGCAGGCGTATCACGGCATCGGCAAGTTCGTCCTCGACCGTGTCTTTGATGTATTCGTCGAAAGCGACCTTGTAGGCATGTTCCGGGTCTTTTGTGAAACGTGATATGAAATCTTCAAACGGATTCCTGAACGCGTGCATCCTTTTCCGGTCGGCTTCCAAGGCTTCCATCAGTTCGGATATGACGAGGCAGAGGTAATGTTCGTTACTATATTCTTCTTCGTGCCAACCGTGTTCGCAGGCTGTCTTATAGGCACGGTCTCTCAGTTCGTTCAAGTTCATGTTTCAATCCTCCTTATTTTCATTTTTGATACTAATGAAACTATTATGGCTAAATGGAAAGGGAATACAGATAATGAGTATTACCGTACCGAGCCAATGGAAAAAGTCCTGAAATATAAATTCTAAGATTTCTAACATACTCATTCCTCCGTATTAGGTATCAAATCCTCGATGTATGCCCAAGCTATCATATTATCATTTTCTTGATATATAACATTATAATCACTATCGCAAGTAAAACTATGTTGGGTTAACATCATAAAATCGTTTTCTGTATCATGTAAAATCACAAATGCCCTAAATGGCTGTGGTACATCTTTTGCATCATGCCACACGCTGTTGATGCGCCAGTTGGCTCCGGCCTTAAATGCCCTTTTTCCACGTTCAATCCTTGACTTGGTGATTTCATCTTTCGCCCATACTTTTGCTGCTTTTTCAATATCTTCTCGTTTCATATCATATAATTTTAAGAAATGGGCATATCCTGTTGAATAGCGTAAAGTGTCCAATTTTAAACTATCATGGAGTTGGATATGCCCATTTAATTTGCTACTTTTGTTTGTCCAATTTTAAATTTTTTCATTCATGGAAGCATTTATTCCTGTTAGCCCGAACATGGTCTTTGAGCCGAATCCTGCATTTGGGAACTTTGACAATGGGATTATATTTGGCTTGTTCCGTCTTGTCGATGAGAACTTCTCGAAAGCTTTGGAAAAAAATCCATATTCGTCCAAACCGTGTATAATATCGTACAACCATTTTTTAGACATGCCTATGTGCTGCCGTGAGGGAGACTGTCACCATATCTATCTTCGTTGTGAGAGTAATTTTTGGTGTCAGTGGATGTTTCAGTTTGCCCATGAATATTGCCACCATCTGATTGACGGGGAATTGACAGGCGACATTTCCGGCCTAATATGGTTTGAGGAATGCGTATGTGAACTGTCATCCATGTACCATCTCCGAAATCTGGCTCTGTACTTTGCCACGAGCAGCCAAGAACATCTTCTGCGTTATGCCCCTTCAGTCCACAACTATCTCGGTGGACTGATGGACGTGGAGATGGAGCTTGTTTCGGAAACAAACCATCCGGGTATTCTACATAGATGGGGAACTCTTTTACAAGAGCCGAAATACCATAGGTTACATTATAGAGCCATTGCCGCGCGTATGTTTCCTCTGTTTGTGGAGAACCCCCATCTTTGGAAGATAATCCTCCATTTTGGGGACATGCGACAATGGGAGTCACCGGATGAACTATTTCAGCATCTGCGTCAGAATGCGACTGCGGATTATGCTCATTCACTGGAAAAGCTTCATCTGTTATTACTTTCATAATTATTTTATTTCCTTTCCACCTATCCCTGCAACCACCACATGACTGCCAGGAACAGGTAATATAGTTTTGTTTTACTCATCTGTTAGATAAATCTTATATTCCACCTTTTTCCTTTAAGTTGGGGAAATGTTTTCAATAGAGTGTCTTCCAATTCTTCCTCTGACATAAGAGGAACTCTGTAGGTGTATATAATATTTCCAACGTATTTTCCCTCACTCCATACATGAATTCCTTTAGGTCTTCCTTTCATCTTCAAATCAATTTAAGTGCTTCAATTAAACTATCATTCATAATTCAAAATCAATTTTCTGTTGCAATACTTCATCTGCATAGAACTTGTCGAAGCTCTTTCCGCTTATCCACCAGTTGAAGCCGAACTCCGCATCTTGGAAGTTGTGGTTGATATATCCACCATCAATTAACTTTTGGATGGTCTGAATCCACTTATGTTTGGCATGGGGAAAACGTTGGCAATCTTTAATCTTTTGTTTGTAATTCGACATCGGGCATAAAATGCAGCCAATCCGTCTGTAACCTTCATCGTACAATGAACAATGCGGAACCTTCACCACCTCGTTAAGGAACTCCCAGACATCACGCTCAGTCCAGTAGATGATTGGTGAAATTAATATCTTGTCCTTCCCCCCTACACAAATTGCCATTGTTTCTTCGTGTTCTTCCCACTGGTCGAACGTTCCGCTGAACGATGCTTTGCCATTTTTGCCGGTCTCAAATTCATTACGTTTAGCGCGTCTTGTGCTTTCCTGCTTGCGGATGCCTGTCAGCGTAACCTTTCCTGCACCGGATGTTTCCTTGAACTCGGCACAACACCATCTTATCGTTCTTGTTGGAATTAAATGATTTTTCAATGCCATGTCGTAAATTGACATCTTCGGCTTTATCAGTTCCACATCGGGATATTGTTTCTTAACGAAGCGGATAACTTCCGGTGGGTCAACGCTTGTAAGGTTCATGTGCGCCTTGAACTTCACACCGGCCATTTGCGCGATGTGGTAAAGGGCTTGACTATCCTTGCCACCGGAGAAAGCCAGATAAAACCCATTTTCGGGGTCTAAACGCAAAGCCATGGGTTCGGCCTTGCGCAAAAGGTTGATGGAGTAGTCTATATTTTTATCCAATTTCATAATTCAAACAGTTCTTTTTGTACATATACATTGCCGTTTCTCAGTCTAATTTCTCCCAAACACTCTTCCCGAAATCGTTTCTCCTGCGCATCGAAATACTCTTTGTCTATTTCCGTCCCGTAGAAATCGAAGCCCATCTTGTAGGCGGCTATCCGGCTGCTCCCGCTACCTAAATGGGTATCGAGTACCTTATCACCGGGATTCGCAAACTTCTTCAATATCCAATGATATAAAGCAACAGGTTTCTGTGTAGGATGTATCTTTGCTTCTTTGTTCGCACCTCCGGTATTCGACAGGTGTATGATAGCTGAAGGACAATCAAATGAAGTCCATGCCAGTTCAATCTGCGAAAAATTTTCCCAAGGCTGTATCTTGTCCCAACATAAGATACCGCGTGTCGGTGGCAAAGGGAAATAATTGCCTCCCCATATTATCTGATTCCGGCTAACCCTGAACAATTCGTCAAAATACTCTTTGGGAGGTGGCGAAAAGTCCCAATCACATGACATCATGTTTAATGCCCGGCCTTTTAACTTTCCGGCACCCCTGTTCAAACGTCCCTTCTTCAATCTCTGAGCAACGCTTTCACCATTATAACCTCCATGTTTACGGTTCATGTTGGTACCCATATTCATATTCGGAGCATTAATCCCATAAGGAGGATCAACGATGGCCAGTTCAAAGGACTTGTCGGGAACGGACTTCATGTATTCCATGCAGTCCATGTTATATACTTCACTTATCGGGTGTGTATTCATAGGTCTCTTGTATTGCTTTGAATATTTCGTAAACCACTTGCGGTACTACTGCGTTTCCGTAGGCTTTGATGGATTCCTGCCGCCATTTAGGAAAGGTGATACCGTCCAGTCTACCGGAAATCCCATCATCTCCGCTACGAACAGGGGATTGAGTTGGGAAACCTGTCCATGCTGACGGGCCACGAAGTTTTTCAACTCTCCCATCCGGCTCTTTCCGTCCTTGCGGTCTTTCGGCGTCCCGGAAAAAATGTCGCTCGCAGTGGGCGTTGGAAGCATCCCGTTTACCGCCATAGCTGTAAGCCCTTTCCCCATTTGGCTGCCGGGGTTGTACTTGGTTGTACACTTCTCCCCCTCTGTTGCATTGGGTGTCGGAAGAAGTCCATGGAAGTCCATCCAGTCCGTCAAGCCGTTCGGCCTCGTTTCCCCGTTCTTCCTGCTGTGGAAGGTGTTCCCTCCGGCTTTCCTCAATTCTTCCACTCGCTGCGCATGGCGTACATCGGTCGCCATCGGGGTTGGCAGCAAGCCTTGCAACAAACCAGATCCTGTCCCTCCTGTGCGGTGCTCCGACGGCACAAGCCGGAATAAGAAACGGTTGGACGGAATATCCTTCACTTCCAAGGTCTCGGCAGATGGTCTCGACGACGTACTCTTGACGCAGCAATACTCTTTTTCGGTCAGCCTCTCCGAAAAGAGAGGTTTGGCTTCCCACTTCAACCTCCTCGCCGGGCTGTACCATCGTGAGGATGCCAGCAACGTTCTCGCCAACGACCCAAGAGGGCTGTATCTCCCGTATAGACCGTAGCATTTGAGGCCAGAGGTAACGGTCATCGCCCACTCCCTTTCGTTGTCCGGCAAGGCTGAAAGGTTGGCAAGGGAACCCTCCTGAAAGAACGTCGATTCTCCCCCTCCATGGGGTGAAATCGGTTTTTGTGATGTCTGCATAGTGCTCTGCATTTGGAAAATGGTGGTTTAAGATTCGTGTGCAAAATTCGTTTATCTCGCAATGGAAAACGTTTGTCCATCCCATCCATCCGGCGGCAAGGTCAAAACCTCCAATCCCGCTGAACAAGCTGCCGTGTGTCAACTTTCTATCCATCGATTCCGAACTTAATCTTAATCAGGTTGATGATGGCTTTATATTGCTTCTCGTAGATTGTGCCTTTATGCGTCTCCTCTACTTTCTTCTCGAACTCCTCCAGGCTTCCACGGAAACAGCCGCAGGTTATTTCGACTTTATTTCCCTTTGTCTTATAAGCATGCGTATGTCGGTTGCATGAACCGAAACAATCAAAGCCACAGTGCATGTGATTGTTCTCAACCCGAGCATCGCCGGACACCTGAGCATCGCCGGACACCCAAGCATCGCCGGACACCTGAGCATCGCCGTACACCTGAGCATCGCCGGACACCCAAGCTTTGCCGTACACCTGAGCATCGCCGGACACCCAAGCTTTGCCGTACACCCGAGCATCGCCGTACACCTGAGCATCGCCGGACACCCAAGCATCGCCGGACACCCGAGCATCGCCGTACACCTGAGCATCGCCGGACACCCAAGCATCGCCGGACACCTGAGCATCGCCGTACACCTGAGCATCGCCGGACACCCAAGCGTCGCCGTACTGAGAAAGGTTATCTTCTTTTTCCACATACCCACCTAAATCACCCTCATTGGCATATTTGAAGGATTTGGTACACTTGATTTGGAACAGTCCGATTCCAAAGGCATTTATCACGAATTTGTCTGTAAGTTCAAATTTCTTTTCCATTTTTATTTCTATTTTTCGTCTAAAAAATCAAAGGCATTGTCCACATCAAGCCTAAGCCCAAGTTTGGAGGGAAATGACTTTATGTAGTTGTAGAACCTGAATGCAAGCTCGTCATCATCTCCGCACCTGTCTATCAGTGTAAGAAGGAGTGCATTCGTAATGTCCGCGTCACGCCCGAAGTTTTCCTGCGTGGAGCCATTCAAATGGGCTATGTCACGCTTAATGCACTTGATGGCATGGATGGCCGTATTATAGTTCCTCTTCACGTCATGGCGCAAGGCGCAACCTTGCTTCTTGAATGCTTCCTGCATGTCCATGAGGTTGGTTTCCAACACATCGGTCAGTATGTAAACGATGTTGGTCAGTGTATTTAAGTTGTCTGTTCCTTGTTGCATGTCAAAATAATGTTTTTTGGATTCTTGATAGTACGTATTTGTTGGCCTTGTTGTAAAAATCCTTTTTGATTTCAAAACCGTAAGCCTTGCGCCCGCATTCGGCTGCGGCAAGAAGCGTGCTGCCACTTCCGGCACAAGGGTCTATCACCACGTCGCCACGGTCGGTGAATATCTCTATGAGGCGGCGCAACAGGGGCACGGGCTTTTGCGTGGGATGGCATTTCGGGGTGTCTTTGTCCCTCACCCAGTCAAAACAGTTGAATATCATGCGCCCGTCATTGTTGAATTTGGGAAGCTTGTTGCGGTACAGGAGAAGCCCGTATTCGCAGTTGCCCACTATTTTCATGTTGGATTTCAACACCTGTGCCGAAAAATCTTTCCTGAATACAAGGTTGATGTATTTACAAAGGCCGTACCTCCGTCCCAATTCAATGTAGCGGAATTGGTCTTCAAACTCGCAAAAGATAATCATGCAGGGGGATTTTCCCTTTTCTTTCGGTTCTTTCACAAGGAACTGTGAACAGAAGTGCATGAACTCTGCCGGGCGAAAGTCCTTGTCGGTGTCGAAGAACGATTTCCCGGCCTTGTCGCTTTCCCCTTTCTTGTTGTCACCGTCCACGTACCATGCAGGATTGCTTGCATAGGCGTTCGCGGCGAGGTTATACGGCACGTCGGCGATGATTAGCTGTGCCTTCGGAATTTGGTAACGCTTCCAGTTTTGGAAGTTGTCGTTGAATAGTTCGATGTCTTTCATTCGTTTGAATTGTTTGTGGTCAGTAGCTTTCACCGCTTGACGTGGACGCGGTGAGCGGGATGAAATAACGGCATGAGGGATCTTTGGGGCGCACGTACTTGTAATCCCCGTGGCGGCCTTTCACATGCCAACAGCGGCACTTGTACTCACCTGCGCAATAATGGGTGCATTCGCAGCAATGGCATGACGGGTCGTAGGGGCCATAATCGGCGGGCTTCCACTTTTCTTGCGGTCCGGGATGCCCTTCTTCCCCGATGGCCTTTGGTGACGCTTTCGGCCTGACGGGCTTTTTCTTCTTCGGTTGAGGGACGCGGCGTTTAAGCCCGATGGAGCTTGCCTTCTGGTATATCCCTTGAACCGTGTGCCTGTATAGCCATGCGGAAAGCTCGCGTGTCGGCATGGTGCCGTAATGCGCCTGAAGGAACTCCAGTTCTGCCGGTGTCCATTGGTTGTCTGAATAGTTCATGTCAAGATGGTTTTTTGAACCTGATTTGTATGAATCCCCGTCTTTCGGTTTCCCGGAGCAATTCCATATCCTCATCCCTTATGTCGGCTTTCGTCTCCTTGTTGACGGTCATGCCACAAGGGATGCAGAAACGCTTCCTGATACGGGCGCGTATGGATTCGTCTTTCGTGGACCAGTAAATCGTCAGTCTCATGGCGTGGTGAGTTGCTTTATGGCTTCCTTGTCGCCCATGGAGGCACGGTGTTTGATTGCAAGGTATTCTGGATAAGTTACTCCTTCCGTTTCTTCCGCCGGATAGCGTTCCTTGAACTTATCAGCATATTTCATGCTTTCTGACTGTGCCACTATCGTACGATGTGCATCGTATTTTTTCAGCCAATTAATAATAACCTCCCCATCCATGCGCCCGTATATCTCACCGAACTTCCCCATTTTTGCCATTTTGAAAAAAAGCTTGAAATCGTATTGCGTGTAATACGGGTATATCTCAAGTACAAGATTTATTGTATCAGCAACTTGTATTGCATCCATAGACCCGTTTACCGAATAAAAGCGCAGGAAGCTGTTCATCCACTTGACCATGAGTGCTTGCAACTTCATCGTACCAATCTCACGGGATATTCCCGATACGGTCAGTTGTGGGGCATTAAAGACATCAAGCACATTCTTTGGGTTAATGCTGTCCCAATATAGCATCGGCGAGGTCTTCAAGAGACTGACGGCTTGCTGCGTTGTCTTTGGAAGTCCTTCCGGGGATATAAGTTCCTGGGGACTGTACTGAATAACTTTGTTTTCCATTGATTTTCTCCCGTTTTGACCACGTAGCAAGCCGTTTGGCGACTTCCCATGTGGTTTGTTGTTCAAATCTCATCTTGGTTTCTGATTTGTTCATCTCCGACCAATAGTCGAAGAAGTCACGTACCATTTCACGACCGTATCTCTCCACATAGGGGATAAGTGAATCATAGAATGAATCCTTACGTGAGAGCGTAGCGGCTTTAGCCGCGGCAAGTTTTTTTTCCTGTTCGGCTTTCTTTTGCTCTACGTTAGTAGAGTTTTCTTTATTTTTCTTTCTATTTACTTTTACTTTACTTTGTCCATTATCCACATGATTAATTGAATTTTTTGTGCAATTAATAGAATTATTTGCATGATTAATTCCATTTATCATATATTCAGGAATGATTTCGGTCTCTTTCCTTTGATATGTGGCAAGCAAAAACCGCTTCTGTATTCCGGCAGATGTCAGCACTCCATGCACAGAAAATATTTCCGCGTCAAAGAACCCAACTTGTATTGCCTTGGTTAATACTTCCTTTACTGCGCCCTCGGAAACCCCAACAATGTCAGCGATAACAAAAGGCAAATCTTCGTCCCACAAAATGTAATACCCGTTATCTTTGTATATATTACACAGCAGGCAAATAAGTATGGAAGTGGATTGTGGCCCGCAAGCCCTTGCGATTTTTCTCACTTTCACATCTGAGAAGAAACCCACATCTAAAGGAAAGTAATCTATCCCTTGTTTTGTCGGTCTTCCTGCCATTTCATTAATATTTTGATTTAAAATCTCACATTGGTTAATTGCCTGTAACCTGAATATACCACCCATTTGCCGTTACCACCGTCAACTAGACGTAAATCCTTGACTTCTCCGAAACGCTTGATGTTTCCACAGAGGTCAACAATCCAACCTGCTTCCTTATTCGGATGCGGACGAATGGCACGACCGACTATCTGATACCATAAGGCTAAAGACATCGTAGGACGAGCCATAACTATTGTGTCAAGCTCTGGATAGTCAAATCCGGTCGTAAGTACGCCGACATTGGCCACCACGGGTATTTCTCCGGCCTTGAACGCTTCAAGGATACGCTCACGTTCCTTTTTCGGGGTGTCACCTGAAACGATTGCAGTACCGGGAATGCTCCACGTAAGCCGTTCGGCTTCTTTCAAGAACCGTGTGAACACTAATATGCCTTTACGCTTGCTGCCTGTAACGGTGTTGTTCACCAACCTTTGCACGATGTGCACGAGGTAGCCGTAGAAGTCGATGCGTTCGTATTCCATGACAACAGACCTGTACGTGTAGTCGGCCCCGGTGGTGTTCACTTTCAAGTTGCGTTCGTTCCAACCGACAGGATTCATCGGGTAATAATTCAGCTTGGCCAAATACCCCATGTCCAAGAGGGTGGAAATCTGTACCTGATAAATCACCTCGGAGAACACGCACGGACGTGTGCGCGTGATAAACTTTAGCATACTTCCGAAATCACGGCTTGAACTCAATCTATATGGAGTTGCTGTCAGGCCAAGCACTTTGCACTTCAACATAGAAAGGAATGATTTGTACATCCCTTCCTTGGGATTGACCAAATGACACTCGTCAATGATTATGTTTTTGAAGTGCTGGAATAATTCAGGATGGTTAATCACGCTTCCTATGGTAGCGAAGGTGATACGTGAAACCTCCTTTCGTCCGAACGATGCGGAATAAATGGAACAATCCAGTACCCCATACGAGCAGAGCTTCAGGTAGTTCTGTTCGACAATTTCACGTGATGGACAAAAAATAAGCACATAGTCATTTAGTCTATGTGCTATATCCGCAATTACTATTGATTTACCCGCCCCTGTTGGCAGTACCATGATAGCATTTGTTTTCTTCGCCTTGTTATTGAAGAAAGAAACGGCGGCATCAGATGCTTTCTGTTGGTAATCTCTTAGTTTGTACATGGTCAATAGTGGGTTGTTATGGTTAATTCTTTTACTCCATTCATGTAAAGGGCATGAAAATAGGCAGGAATAAACGTGTTCATATCTACCCAACCTTTTTTAGCCATGTGTATTATCCAGTCTTTTTCAGTCAGTCTGGACTCGTCTATAGAATACATTGGATGTCCTAAGTGGCGCAAACTTCCATCTTGTTTTACTTCCCAATCTTTAGACAATTTGTCGGATTCATCGGTGTAATCTTTTTCAATATCCAGGAATGACACATATTCTCTTTTCATCTCGCCTTTTGCTTTAAATTTTTTCATACTTTTTATCCGATCGGGTAGGAGGTAAATGCTAATCATAAAAGGCATTTGCCTCCTATTTTCACATTTACCGACCTCCCACACCACCGTACGTGCGGTTCCGCATACGGCGGTTTCGTGCTTTCTCATCTTGCGATGTGTGGCAAGTTGTTTTCAGCTATCCCTATGAGTAGCGTCACTTCTATCCTATTGTCGGATTCCGTCCTATCGTCTTGGATAGAGAGTTCCTTTCGGACATCTGACGAGGTGTCTCACAGGGTAACATTCATTTACTATTGCACTGCACGATTCAGTCCTTCCCTATAGGCACACGTGCCTTGGGTACTATGACCTCTGCTGACTTCTCACGGCAAGCTTTACTCCGTCATTGTACATCGAATGATTCATCTTCACCCATGCGTCCGTGAGACCTCCTCGGATAAGGGCTTATTCTTTCCATCTTATACCCACTTCATTTACACCAACCATTCCGAATAGCTATGGGACTTTGATTTGTCTTGCAATCTCATCCATGGTCAAATGCCTTGTATGAAGTTTCTGTGCGTTAGGTCAGATGTTTGCCGCCAGCTTCTTTCAGATTCCACCTCGCGATAGACACCCTTGCTATTGGCTATACGATTCCCGCTATTAGGGCTCGTTAGGGACTTGCACCCATTAGAATAAGCTCATGCCGAGCATACAATAAAAAAAGCGGTGAAAAATTAATTCCACCGCTCCGTATATGCCCCCCCCGAGTGGGGAGGACTTGCGTAAACAAATGCCTGAATTGTGAATCAAATGAGTTTCAGGCGGATTGTCTTATTACTCTACGTTCAACTCCCTATGCTGTTCCAAATACATATCCCTTAAAGGCAAGCTGAGGATGAAACAAACATCCTGTAGGGAAAGGTTATAAGGCTTGTCTTCTCCGGATTGGCCTTTCAGCGTATAAGTAGGTGATTTATAGACAAAATCCTTTAAAGGCTTGAATATATCATTGTCTGTATTGGACAAAAGCACCCAATAGGCCGCGTCTTCCACATCCAAAGCCGCTTTGGGATTTCGTTCGTCTATCTTCGAGAAAAAGAAATCTTTGTTAGCTTCCAAAAATGTTTTCCCATTTATGTCGCCAAACACCCTCACCCCGTTATCGTTCAAACGTCGTGGGCTTTTCTTTAGTGAAAAAATATTGGAAATGCTCTCGTCTTTAAGCACTAAAATATTCTTTATGGTAAGAATATCGTCTCTCATGCTTTCTAAATTAGATTTGAGCACCGTAAGTTCAGCCTCGTGATTTCCGCACCGGCTTTCTAGCTTATCGTGTTTTTGGTCGTGTTTGTCCTCCCATTTTGTAAGCTTACGTGAAGCTACAAAGCATGTCACACCTACTATGATGACAATGGCAAAAGTAGGCCAATTTGCAAGAAGATATTCCAATATGGTTTCCATGTCTTTTTTTATGTTTACTCTCTGTCTACAAATATAAGCGATTTGCATGCAGGATGCACGTGCTGCGCGTTATAATTTAGTTTTATTTAAAAAACAAAAGTATGATAAAACAGTTTTCAAACACCCTTTTCCTTTTTCAGTTCGCGGACTTTTTGGGAATATTCCTCAATAAGTTCCTTGTACTCAAACTCTGAGTATTTACGGCTTTCGTTCTTCGCCTTGTATTCCACCATGTCAACCCTCTTTTCTCCAATTTGGGCGACAAGGCCGCGCCGGAACATTTGGGCATTGCCTTGGTTGTAAATGTTGCACGCCACACATTGGGGGCGGCAGTTGTCCTCATCAAAGCGCGTGGACATATACCGGCGTGACATGTAGTGGCCGTTCTGTATCTTTTTCCAAGGTTTGAACGCCCCACAGCTGATGCACTGGCACATACCGCCAGGAAGCGCGTATTTGAGACGGATGTATTGGGAAAAAACTGTATCAAGCTTCTTTTTGTAATCCGGCTTCTTCTTGATTTTGATACCTGCCTTGTCGAATAACGGCAATGGCTTTTCTTTCTTCTTCTTAAGTTTCCTAATGTAGTATGGCATTTTTATTATTGGTTTACATTGTTTTATAACATTATATACTCATTGCCAATTTCACTTCCACTAATGGTTTACACAATTCAACAACCCGTTTGCAATCTTCCACATCGAACATTCCTATATGGCATAATTCACGTGGTATGCCTAACTGGTTGGATAGCCATAGGTAAGCCTTGTTTCTGTTCGATGTGTTGGGGATATGCTTCTTCCAAATCTTGTTTATAAGATTGGTCTTGGCTATTTGGTCGAAATAGAAATGGGCTTCTTTCTTGGCTTCCCTTAGTTCCGCATTAGCCAAACGCCCTAATGCTTGGTCTGTACCTTTATGTACACCTACATAAGCTCTACAATCTCGGCAGAGATAAATCATGCCGTATGAGCGTCCGTAGATAACGGAACTGTCTACATATTCGATGGGCTTGCCACAATAGGGGCAAATCTTACCAATCAGTATTTCATTCATTGATTATTTATTTAAGTCGCAGGACATACGAGAGTCGAACTCGCATAGATGCGTCCATCTGTTTTACCTACTTAAACTAATGTCCTCCAGTTGTCTTTCCAACTTGTCTTATCTGCGCAGATAGTGGTATCGGCAGGATTCGAACCTGCAATCTACCCGTTAACCAACAGGCGCGTTAACCAATTCCGCCACGATACCAATGCCCGTCTTTCCGGGCTGTCAGTTACACTTCGATGATTACGATGTCAGGCGCAACACCTTTGATTGCTTCTATCTGTCCGTCAATCACATTGTTCTTGTATTCTTCAATGGCCTCATTTGCACCGGCAGAAACAAGGGATAATGAAACATCACGGCCATCCACATCTGCATAAATCTCAACCTCTATTTCTTCACAGGCAAAGCTTTTGAAAAGAGGAATGTTCAGCTTGAAGGACTTCGGAAGATTGGAATCTACCACTTGCGAATAGTTGTCAACCTTGCTTCCATTTTCCTCTTTGCTGCGCTCGATGTCCTGATTTACTTTAGCCTTGAAATTTTTCAAAGTAGAAACCAGTGTCATGTTCTCAGCCTTGTCCTTGAAGAAAGCCCGGTGCATCTTGAAGAACTGGGACAGCTTGATAGGCTCCCATTCTTTTCCTGTGTTTACTCCGAACTCCAACATTTCTTTTGAAAAACACAATACGCCATTGATTTGTGTACGGTAATAATTGGTCTCGTCTATCGTGAGAAGCAAACTCATGTTATTACGGCTTACAGTAATATTTGAGGACTTCTGATTGATAAGTTCCACACGTTTTTCCAACCACCGTAGAGGTGCATCGATAGTACCTTCAAAGACAACTCTTTCTGGCTCTTTGGGGTCGAGTGCTGCGGGTGCTTCACCTTCTCTTAATACTACTTCAATAGGTCTGCCGTTGTAATCTTTCGGCACAACCAAGTTGATTTTGTTCTCGCTCATGATTCTGTTCCTGTTTTACGGTTAATACTGAATACTGTCTTTTGCATCTCTTGTGGCATGATTGGACGACTGTAAACCAATTCGCCAAACCGGTTATAGAATCCGGCCATCTTTTCCTCATGGTAGAGGATTTTGGCACATTCTTCATTGTCCACGAACTCCGAACCTTTCTTTATATGCTCCAAGAGTTCTTGTTTCTCCTCGTTCAAAGGTTTCAACCGCTCTTTGAACTCTTCCATTGCCTCTTTCTTCTCAATCTCAATGTCGTTGATGGTGATTGAAACCTCGGCCAATGATTCTTTCTTTTGTGCCAACTCGTCAGGATTAAACCTGTGGGTGTAACCAATTCTCTCTACTGCATCGGCATTGTCCTTTAAGAATTGCCAACGCTCTTTCTCAGGGATGTCCTGACCCAAAAATTTGTCCATAATCAAATAAATTCTTTATTACGTTCTACTTCTATTTCCATTAATTGTATCAACCTTTCCTCATCGGGGCTTGGGATATAGATACCGGCATTTGACGCACACCAGTTTCTGAAACGGTCTACCGTAAGGGCAAATTCAGAACTGTCCAATTCGGAAGAGCTTCTAAGGTACTTCACATGCCCAAGATATTTGTCTTCCCTTTCCCGAATAAAAGTACCAGGGTTGCAAAGAATCTTGTAATAGTTACGCTTCACATATTCCATGGTTTCACCGATTTGGCACCCGAAATATGAAAGGCAGACATGAAGGTATTTGTTGGCCTGAATGCTCCTCTGTGGTTTCTTCTCGATCAAATCAAATATCTTTTTGTCCTTGATGAGCTTTTCCAATTTTGCCCTTGCCTGCCCGGCGTGGAGTTCGTTGGAACCGTCGTACCTCATAAATTATCAGAAAGGCAAGTCGTCAAGAGGTGACACGCTTGGGGCTGCGGCCACTTGTTCGGGGGTTGGTGCGTTCGGTTGCGACTGGTAGGTCTGCAAGTCACCGATGAAGTAGTTTTCCCCCTCCTTCCGTTCTTCTTTCTTGGGGGAACAAGAAACGAAGTGGGTATATGTCCTGTCGCCAAAGGTTGCAGGTTCTTTCCTTTCCCCCACAAAGATGTTCAGGAATATACGTTCCTTTCCGTCCTTGCACATGATTTTCTTCATCTGTGAGCGTGGTATGTCGCTCAGGCAGATACTTCCATATAAACTGCTCATTTTCTAATGTTTTTTATGTTACTATTTCACTTTTAAAATCACGCTTCCGGAAACCTTGGTTTTGATGAGATAAGCCTTGTAAAGGTCGGGATGGTCGGAGGCGAAACGCTTCTTGTCGAAGTCTTCCCTTTCGCTGTCTTCCTTGCGTGTAAAAGACACTCTGTCCCCGACCCACTTGCTTACACCGGCATTCTGCATCTCGAATTTTACGCCATCGGCCAGTTCCTTTTTCTTTTCTGACCAATATTTATATTGCCGGTCGATTTCGGCTATGGCATCTTCCATGGCGGCATATTTTTCCGGAAGGCTCGTATCCGTGAAGGAAAGGGCATAGGGGTTGGCGAATTGCTCACCGTTCACCTCGTGCTCCATCAATGACACCACCACACCATCCGGGATGCGTTCAACTTCCACGAGTTCATGGCGTTCTCCGCGTAGCCAGATGGCATAAAGGTGGAGGACTTTTGCGCCGGGATTCTGACGTTCAAAAAGGTAGGCGTAGACGGAAAGCTGCCACCTGACATATTCCTTGTCAAGCTTATAAGTAGTCTTTATGTCAGCCAATGTAAATGTTGATTCGCCATCCCTGTAAACCTTGTCGATGCAGCTTGCAAAGTGTTCGTTGTCTGATACAAGGTATTCGCTTTCCTCATGCTTCAGGGCGTATGTCTCTTTCAGTTCCTTGTAGCCTATTGCCTCTGGACTTTCATGTTCCACACCTAGACTGTCCACCAACTCACAAACCGAATGGATGAATGAGCCGCGTTCTGCGGCGTTGCGCATCGTTTCTTCATCAATCCCGTCATACTTTCCGGGAAAGAGTTGCCGTGAAAGCATGCCGGTTATCCCGTCAAGCATCCTGCCGGCCGGCGTTATGTAGGTGTGAGTGGCCGGATAAAACACGACATCCGATTTTTTAAGCTTGTACATAAGGCACCTCCTTTTTCCTTTCACCCAGACGCTTCATGAAAGCCTTGTCATCATGAAGCATGGTATATTTGTTGAATATTTTGGATAGTTCGGCCGTGTCCTTGGCAGCATCTATCTCTTGGAAAGCCATGTCCCGGTTGTCGGAAAGCCCGTCGTCCTTACCGCCGGTGTTCGTGTCGTCGCAGTCTTTCGTGTCGTCGATACAAAACATTCCGTTCAGGGCGTACTTCCGGGCATAGGAAGAAGCCGCTCCCGTCACCTGTGAGCCATCCATGCCTTTCTTGCTTTCTTCTTCACGAGCATAAGCGGTAGTCGATACGGTTTCGCCGTTCTCATTCTTTAATGTGACGGTGGCCTTTACATATATGCGCGTACCAACAAGAACCATTTCGTCGGCGATCGTAAGTTCGCACTTATGTTCATACAATAAGGGCTTCAATGCCTCCAGTATGTCTTCGCAACTCCGGTACTTGTACTTCCCGAAGTTGTTCCATTGCCCTTTGGGAGCTTTCAGGCTGTGTTGGATTTCTATTAGTTCTTTCATTTTACTTCCAATTCTGATTTGAGGAATTGCTTCAGGTCACGACCGTAATAAAACGGACGGCCATCCGAACCTGTGATAATTATTTCATTGTCCCCCTCGCTACAATCCCGGCTATATTCGCCATGGATAAGGCTTGTTTGACTTCTGCCTTGGAGTAGTAAAGCGGAGAATTACGACCAACGCCTTTCCTTGTCGCCCGAATGACACCTTCCGAAACCAAACGGTTAAAACGCTTGATGTCTATCCGCATCATTTTTAACCAAAGTTTTATTTCAGATGCCCGGACTAAATCTTGCGGTGGCTCGTATGCTTTGACGGCCTGCATATAGCCCACTTGAACAAAGTCGGCTATGACAGAATTTAGTTCTTGAATGTCCATGATAATTTACTTTATACATATAATAGATATATAACCGGGATATTCTGTTGCAGAAACCCTAAACTTCACATCCATTGCTGTTTTCAGTTCACCCAAAAGCCGTCCCGTGCTATTTCTTCGGCTTGCTTCTGCCCTGATTCCATTATATCTTTTTTTCTCGAACGGGACTTTGTACACATCCCCTTTTTTCATGCTGTAAAATAAGCCAACATGAGTATAATTTTCATCTATCATTATTTCCTTTATCATATTTTACCTCCTTTCCGTTACCATAAATTTTTATCCGACAATGTGTCATAATACTCTTTGTTAGCCATGTATTCTTCGGCTATCTCACTGTCCGTGTCATGCCCCAATACTTTGATAAGTTCATAAACATGCGGATTCAGGTTGTTCACAATCTCGTTTGTCCGGTCTGCGTGTCCGGCTAACCCTAATGCCACTATAAACAATGTGGCGATTCCAATGTTTCTTAATGTTTTCATATTGTTTGTTTTAGTTTGCTACCCCTCAACGGCTTAAACCGGTTGTTACCCCGAATCTTACGGGAGGGGATATTTTAATTTCATCACGCTGCTGTCTCATGCTCTTCACGGTTTCACGCCGTGCCTCACCGCCATTCGATTGCTTTTACGCTACTGTAACCCGCATCTGCTATGTGTATGTTTCGATTCTATCTCACTGCCATACCGCTTATTGCGCCGCGTTACTTTCAAGCCCACGCGGACGGGCTACCATTTATGCTTGGGTCAAGCCGTCTTTATACTGTTTCCGCCAGTGTCTTGTTGGTGGCCGGGGAATCGAACCCCGGCTTCATCCCATCACCAATATATCCCGTATCCGTAACCTTGGGCGCGGTCTAAGGCCATACGGTTGTCCATTGCGGCCTCATATTCTTCATCGTCCCGCATCTCTTCGAGATATACTTCGTTGTCTATCTTTTCGGTGCTTACCGAATCCTCTATCAGCTTTTGGATGTTGGGGTATGCCTTACGGGCATCATCACCGTATATCATGGCTTCTACTTTACCCGTTAAAGCATCGTATGACACTTCAAGGTCGCATGTTTTGCCACTCATATAAATGAAGGATGAGCGCTTACGGTGGTTGAACCTGTTTATCAGCTTGTCCTCTATCGTTGCCGCAAGGCTTCTTAATTGACTTTTGATGTTTTTTCTCATAAAGCTTATACTTACCATTTCAATGCAGCATGTTTTATTACGTCAAAAGCATTACAATACCATCTTCCATTTTGGCGGTCTTCTGGTATCTTTTTAGCTCTTATAGCTCCGATTTTGACTAATCTAAACAACCGTCCTCTTCCTCCCACAATGTCAGCGGCTTCACGTTGCCCAAATGTCTTATCATTTAGAACAACACTTAATATTGTTTCATTCAACATTTTATTCACTCCTTAAAAAGGTTTTTACTATTCGCATATCTTATAAATTCAGACTTCTCATGTATTCTAAGTTTGGTATACACAGATTTAATATGATTTTTCACTGTATGTGGAGACAAGTACAATGTATCAGCAATTTCTTCATTATTATACCCTTCATATATGAGTTTCATTACTCGTAACTCAGCATCCGACAAGTGACTATTAAAACGCGGATTGCACACTTTCCCTTCATGAACACAGTGCCCTCGAAGAGGACATTTCACATGCTCAAAATTGAATACTCCCTTTCCGTCAATATCTTTCTTTGTTGTATCTAATTCCCCAAAGTTGCATTTGGCGAATTGTTCAACAATCAGGAATTGGAAGTAAGGTACATTTAATGAACTTTTTTGAAACCATGTGGACAAATCCCTGTATGCCTCTGGGTAAAATTCCCTGATTCGGACAAGAATATCATGTACCAACTCTGTGTTATTCTCTGTAACCTGTTCATTGCGACCATCAGGAAACAAACACCAAAGCTCATTCTCCAATATATAAAATTCCAAGTCTCTCATTTTTATTTATTTAATCCCAAAGACATTCAGGAGAGATTCCTGTAATTTCTGATAATATCCGTACATGTTCTGGATTGGAAGGCTTGATACCATACTTTACCCAATTATTTGCCGTAGCAAGAGTCACATTGCATTTTTCGGCAATTGTATTCACAAAATCTTTTTTGGGATACGTTGGTTCCGGCAGACTCTTATAATAGCCCTTTAAAGTCATATTTTTGCCTTTTTGTGATGAAGTGTTTGAATTATTGATATTTTCCATTATCTTTGTATTGTTTGATTAATTATTTAATGCAAAGATAAGAATAAATTCTTAATTACAATAACTAATAAGAATAATAAATTCTTGTAATTAATAATATTTAAGAATATGACATTAGACGGAAATCGGCTAAAATTGGCTATTGAATATCTCAAAAATAAAGGAGAAGTGTATAGTCAAAAGGATGTTGCAGAAAAAATGGGTACCACGCCCCCAAATGTATCAAGTGCTATAAAAGGAGTGGAGTCCGTATTAACAGAAAGTTTCTTGCATAGATTTAATCGTGCCTTCAATTATGAATTTAATGAAAACTGGTTGCTTACAGGAGAGGGCGAAATGCTAAAACCCAACCAATCAGTTGGCGACATTTCAAACAGCAATGTGTCAGGAGTAAATGTGAGCGGACGAGAAATTCATATCAATCCAAATGCTTATGACACATTACTGAAAATAGTAGAATCAAACCAAAAAACTACTGAAAAATTCCAAGAACAGATAGACAGGCTTATTACAATCATTGAAAAAAGAACATGGAGCAACGAGTAGGGAACATAAGAGATAGCAATGTAAAGAATGTGAATATCATAGAAGGTAACAATGACTTTTGTGATAATAAAAGAAGTGATATATTCGCGAAATTTATCTATTGCGTAAATCTATTATTGTTTGTCGCAAATGCCATTGTAATAGTTTTCAATATTTACTATGCTTGCCATTATTACCCGAATACAAGACCATTGGAGTTCGATTATACAGGAATTATAATCGGGATTCTGTCTATACTCATCACTATTCTTGTAGGCTGGCAAATATTATCCAATATACTTACCAAAAGAGAGATAAAAGAAGAGGTTAACAAAAATATAAAGACCATAAATAAACATATCAAATTGATGGATGAACAAAGTCGGTATTCTATCAAACACGTGAACAAAAGTATAGAAGATTGCAAATGTCTGTCTATAGGAGTTTCTTTAGCACAATTAGGAATATCTCAATATTATAATGACGACTATAATAATGCTGTAAGATCATTATTTAATTCACTAATTTTTTTAGAGGAAATAGAAAACAATGATGACTTAAAAAATGAGGCATACGAAAAAGCAACAGAAGTCCTCCTTTAGATTTCTTTGAAATCCAAAGAATGTACAGGATTTACTGAGAATGAAATCAAGATATTTACAGATGCTGCAATCAAAACAAGGAATAAGGAAATCATTAAGTTTGTAATGACATTTAATACTTAGAAAATCGGATTCAATCTACTATAAAAATACCATCTGAAATATCATTAACTACCAAAATCAATATATATATATGGACTTCAAAGACCAAATTCAACAGCTTTCTGAACGCATAAGCAAACAGAAAGACATGATAACAACAGAAGAAGCGACAAAGAATGCTTTCATTATGCCGATGATAACTGTATTGGGATATGATGTATTTGACCCTTTTGAGGTAGTACCCGAAATGGATTGCGACCTTACCAAGCGAGGCGATAGGATAGACTATGCCATAATGAAGAACGAGCAACCAATCTTGATAATTGAATGCAAACATTGCAAACAGAATCTTGATGTGCACAACACACAGCTCGCCAAGTATTTTGCAGCATCCAATGCACGGTTTGGTGTGCTTACTAACGGGATAGAATACAGATTCTATACTGACCTAGAAAAGCAAAACATTATGGATGAAAAACCTTTCTTGGTTATTGACGCGACTGACCTGTCGGACAATGACATAGAGCAGTTGAAGAAGTTCCACAAGTCATACTACAATGAAACGGAAATTCTCAGTACTGCAAATGAACTGAAATACACAACAGAGATAAAAGGAATATTAAGCAATGAGTTTGCATCTCCATCACCCGAATTTGTCAAGTTTATAACCAAACAAATATATGATGGTGCAATATGGCAAAGCGTAATTGAGCAATTTACACCGCTTGTAAAGAAATCCATATCATCTATTATAAATGATATTATCTCGGAGAGATTGAACAATGCCATAAAGAATGAAGAACAGCAAATAACTCCAAGCAGTATGGAAATCGTCGCATCTGACGATACAAATAGTGACGATACATTACCCGATGGGGTAGTTTTTATAGATAAGGAAAAAGGCATTATTACCACGCAAGAAGAAATAGATGCCTACAATATTATCCGTTCGATTGTCCGTAAACAAATCAGTGCCGACCTAATTGTTTACAAAGATTTCAAATCCTATTTCGCTATCGGAGTGTCAAACCCTTCTTGTTGGTGGGGATGTCGCTTATCTTTTGGAAACAGAAGCAAGTGTTTGTATATTCCTACTGACGATTATAAATCACAAGAAAGAATTGAGATAAACACACTTGACGATATTTTTAAATATGCCGACAAATTGGAAGAATGCTTTGCGGAAGCGTACAAGTATTACAAAAAATACCAAAACAAACACCTAAAATAATATAAACATGGAAGAAGAACCTATAAAATGCCCTAAATGTGGCTCCACACAAATACACGTTCATGAGCGAGGTTTTAAAACAGGACGTGCCATTGCAGGAGGTTTATTAACAGGAAATATCCTTATCGCAGCGGCAGCAGGAGCAACGGGTAAAAACAAGATAGAACTTGTTTGCTTGAAATGTGGCCATAAGTTTAATATAGGAGACGCTAAAAAAAACACCACTACTAACTTTGATTATAAACCAATAGAATTAAAATATAAAGAAAATGAGTTTAACACAGTGGTATGTTCTATTTGTGGTGGTAAAACTCTGTATTCACATAAATATTGCTGTCAATGTGGAAAATTAATAGACAGAAATGATGAACGCATTCTATTAAATCCACCTCTTTCTGTCTTCACATGCAAGAAATGCAACCAAATATCCACAAAGGGAGGAAACTACTGCTCTAAATGCGGAAGTAAATTAAATACATCAAAGTCCTCTAATAATGGATGTGCCTCAATAATTGTTCTTGTCATTATCTTATCGACAATATTTTGCCTATGAAAATATCACAAGAAGGAATCGATGTGACCAAAAGATTCTTTGAAGCCATAGACATACTAAAGGCTCAAAAGAAAATCAGAGGTCTACAAACATTTACAAATGCACATGGAATAAATCGTTGGAACATGAATACAGTAAAATGGAATCCTGACCGCAGTGTATTAAAGCCTGAATGGATAGTATACTTAATACGTGATTATAATATCTCTCCAAACTGGATTTTATTAGGTGTAGGAAACATGTTTATAACAAAAATATCCAAATGA